ATGGATTACTCGATAACGAATTTTTACCTCGACAATCTTGCTGTCGTAGGAGCTATCAGCTGTGATGAGCTTCGGGCGGCTCAAGATTTTATTTCTGCCGAGCTTAAGGTATTCAACGCAGTCCGGAAAATTGCTGGTTTCGGCAAGCCAGTCTCTTTTGGCAGGCAGCTTTCCGGGCGAATCGAATGTGAAGATTGCGGCGCTAACTACGGTCACAAGACCTGGCATTCTGGTACGCCGAACCGGGCAGACGTGTGGGAGTGCGCAACAAACCATAAGAAACGCGGCAGTTGCGTTACTCCACATATTTATCAGGAGATACTGCAGCGCAAGCTGGTCGAAAGCCAGCAGATTCTCGCAGAGCGGCATCCAGATTTACGCAAAAGAGTAGTGGAGGTTCTGCGTGAAATTGGGTGTGCCGCCACGTCTCAGTTCTTGCATGCCCGTATGCGTAGTTTTGAGCGTAGCGGTGATGCGGTGTTGTTCTTTCCTGATTTTCTTGAAATTCTCGAAGGCGGGATGGTGCTTACTAGTAACCAGCTCGGCCTGGTTTTCATCACTGGGGAGGCCGTCACTCTCGACCTCCCGCAGCGATGGACTCCTGTGCTATATGCAGATGGTTTAGCGGCTACAAGGCATTAGTGACCGGCTGGCTAAAAGCCTTGAGATCTTCCCAAGAATCCGCCCTGGCGTTGTCTTGTTCGTAGGCGATTAGGTATCCCCACTTTTGGTCCGCGTAAGCGTCCTCTGCTACCAGGCGGCGAACTAAAGCTTCTGCTGCTTTGCGTTTGGCCTGCACCTGGGCATCATCGCGGCCCAGCTCGGACTTGCCTTCGATTATCCAGTGCACGCCGTTGGTGTCTAGCGCGACGAAGTCCGGGAAATAACGGTCCTTGGAGTTGTAATAGACGAAGGCCCCATCTAGTGGGTGTAGCCGTTGCCACCACACGATTCCTGGTGAAGTGTTCAACAATCGTGCTAATACGTATTCGCCGGTGTAGGAGTCGAAAGATTCCTCAGCGAAAAGGGACTTAAAGCAGCTGCTGTATAACCGCCCGCGCACGAACTACTGCTCACGCGTATCGATCTGGTCCACTGGGACGCTCATTTTTATACAAAGTGGGCGTTCTGTTTTTGTGTTGTGGGACGTGGTGTTTTGGCTGTCAGCAAAGATTCTGAGTTTTTGCTCGCTTGTCTATATGCATCTGTTGGGGTTGCTGAAGCGCCGCGCTTAGGGCTGGTTTCAGCTCACAGGCGCGCGATTGGGCAGAGCCGATAATAAGTATTACTGGCGCTAATAGGTGTGCTGTACCGACATTACGGTCGCACATCCTGTTCACGATGAATACCAGAAATCTGTTCGGAGGGAGTCCACCATCAAGCGCTGATACCCGCTGTGCCTGGCGATTTCGTGCCTGAATAGGTGGTTGGAGTGCTGGACTACCATGCTGTCACGAAAGTGACTCCTCGAAGTACTGGATGGACGCCGTAATGATTATTTCTGATCGGTGTTGTGCTCCCCTTTGTCTTCATGTTCATCGTTCGTTTACCCGTCCCAAGCCTCCATCGCCGAGCCTCATACTCCGCGATGACGCCGCACAGTAGGCTGTTTGTGTGTATGGAAAAATGTCGCCGCTGGCAAAGGCCCTTCTAAACGAACTCAGAGACATCCGGCTAGGTCAGGGTAAAACTCCCGAGCAAGTTGAGTCTGACCTGATTATCGGACCAGGGTGGATTGAGGAAATTGAAACGGGAGTTGTCGAGCCGCTCCTCGACGATTTTCTCTACTTAGCGCACAGTTTCGGCAAAGAACTATCTGGGATCTATCCGAAAGGGCACCAATTTAGCGCAGACGCGTTTCCGACTGGGCTATCGCGCACTATGCGCGCAATAGAAGTTGACGGAGCGTTAGAGATTCATTTTAAGTATTCTCAGTATGATGCCACCTATATTTTGCCCGGGGCGACACTTTCGGAGTACGAGGAAGTTATAAGGAAACTGAGAGACGGGTTGGCCCTACTGGATGCAGAAGATGCTCAGACTCATCGCCAGATTAAGGCGAATGCTGTGACTGCTGCCTTCCTCAGGGGCGTCAGTCTATGGCCCGATGCCAACCCATCCGATATTTGGTGGTTCATAATTTATCGAGCCTATTGTGAACCGTTTAACCACCCTGCAGCGTTCTCAAGACTCTCATTTGACCAGTCATGGAAGCGAACTGGCGGTTGGGCACTGGAGAAGATACTTGTACAGCATTACCAGAACGCTCTTAAGCAGCACGACGTCAATATTGAGATCGTTGAGGGGCAAAGGAAACGTGACCTTTTAGACAGTCTAAATATTCCTGAGAGACTTGAGTCAGATAAGGTGGATGTTTACCTTACAGATGATCGTGGGAAGTGCTTCGGAATTGTCAATGTCAAGGCCAGCTTCGCTGAACGGCGAACAGACGATGTTCCCATGAGCCAGGCCCTGATTCGAGCTGGATACTACTCGGCGCTTTGGACCATGGACTGCAAATCCACGCCTAGTAAGACACCCGTTAATCGAGGTGAGCTTGGTGCTGTCGAAGGAAAAAGAAGCGCAAAACGTGTCGATATCGAAGACGACGGGCTTTTCTCAGCTTGCTTCTCCTATAATCGCAACACAGCTGCTACACCTGAAGACCGGGATGCCAAAGCGCGCGTGATAGTCTGCAATTTCCAGGATCCGAATGATGCCTTCTTAGAAAATGTGGTCGCAGCTAAAGACGCGTTTAAGAATCGCACTTCTAACTAAAAAGCGACGGGCGGCTGAGAGCTTTATTCAACCTTTCATTCGAGGCTTCAACTTGCTGAGGGTCTATCTCAAATCCGATGTAACTACAACCCAATTCAACGGCAGCGAGTCCGGTTGTGCCGCTGCCCGAAAATGGGTCCAGCACCACGACATCCTCGCCCTTTCTTCCTAGTGCATCAATGCACCTGCGCGGCAATTCTGTTGGAAATCGAGAGTAGTGAGCAACGCCATCAATTTTCTCGTTTGCAATCTCCCAAACGCTCTTTACTGGAGGTGAGGTTCGGAATGAATGCTTCTCTGATTTTGCGAATAGATATATTGACTCGTGCCCCCTGTGCGGCCGCCTTGCACGTCCCTCGGGCATCGGATTACGTTTTTTCCAAATCACCTCCCCTCGAAATACCCATCCATCATCAGACATAGCCGTAACCAGCCTGTAAGGAAGTGCCAGTAAATTTCCGTACGACAACCACGGGGATGATTTGTCAATGAAGGCTTTTCGCTTAGCTCTCGGTTTTGTGTATGCAGAATTGCTCGCATTTAACCCCTTCTTTTCTGCCCCCAGAGAGGAATATTCATAGTCTTCTCGGCGCCAATTCACAGGGGTGTTGTAAGCGTCACCAATGTTAATCCAAATGATTCCATCATCTTTGATTTTAGGCAGGACTGAACGGAATATTTTCCTGAGTGTCATCAAATAGTCTCGTGGGTCAGTCTCCACTCCCATCCCTTCGGATGTGCGCTGTCCCCAATAAGGCGGGGAGGTCACAAGCACATCAATCGAGGCGTCAGGGAGCTGTTCGATGAGAGTTTGACAGTCACCTTCGGCGACAGAGTTTATTTGAAATGGACCGATATTAGACGACATATAGTTTCTTTCTAAGTTTAAATCAAGGTGGAGACCAGGGACGTATTAGAGATTGCAATAGCTGGGTGCTAAAGTCCAGTCACAGATTGTTCGAATTATGCCTGGGGTGCTTAGTGCATCGTTGGATGGTTCGTTGAAGGTGCGGATGAGGTATTCGTAGAGGTCGCCCATTTCGGCGTTGCTGACGGTATCTGGGTGAAGATCGATGTTGGCGAAACGCTCTACCACGAGATAGAGGATTTTCTTTTCGGCCATGGTGCTGATCTCGTCGGCTAGTTTTAATCGTTCGAAAACGTCCATGTTGTCGGAAAAATCATTGACATACTGTTTCAGGTTCGCCTCGAGCATTTCCGGATCGCCCAGCAACGTGCGTAGCGTCCAGGGGCTGGTGTTGTAGAACGGCAGCCCAGTGGAGCGCTGGACTTGGGCGGCCAACAACTCAGGTTTGGTGTTGAAGCGTGCTACCAGTGGTTCGATGGTGGTTTGATGGTCTGTTAGCACGCAGTTGAGCCTGCGGAGGATCATCATTGGCAGAATAACGTTGCTGTATTGGCTGGCCTTGGATGGCGCGCGGGGTATATCGGCGGTGCTCAAGATAAAAGATCCGAGCTGGCCCATGCGTCTTGTTCTTTCACTTCGGTAGCGGGCATGACTTCTGCGATGTCCCCGATCTGGCAGTCTAAGACCTGGCAGATTCGTAGCAGAGTATCGGTTTGAATGTTGGCTCCCTTACTGAGCTTTGCGATAGAGCCCGAGCTTATTCCTGTCTTGGCTTGAAGGTCTTGTTTGAGTAGTCCTTTGGTTTTGAGAAGGTCCCAGAGCTTGTCGTAGCTCATCCGTAACCGCAGCTTTGGCGGGGTTTCTATAGTGGCCACTGTTGGCTCCTTACCGTGTTGGCTAGGTCTCGCTGGTCTTCTGCTTCTTGCTGGATCTCTTCTTCTGGTGCTGTTGCTCCTTGCCGGTTCCATGCGAATCCGTAGAGCGCGTGCTCGTCTTCTCCTAGTTGGATAACGGTTGTTTGTTCGATATGAGCTTGGGTTCGTTCGGTGTAGGACTGGTCCTTGTCGAAAGCGATGAAGATTTGCTTGGTTGTGAAGGTTCGATACAGGTCAAGAATTCTTTCGACTAGGGCATCACTAATGTTTTTGATCAACGGTGAGTCATGGATTACTGCTGGTAGATCAGTCAGTTCCAGAATCACGAGATCGAACAGAATAAGGTTCTTATCTGAGGTTCCGGTGCCGTCATCAACTGGTGAGCCGTAGCGATATTTTTTGTTCTCATCGAAACGAATAGTCGGCGGGATTCGTCGCGTGTCATAAAGCTTGGAATCAAACTCGGCAAGTTGGGTATTTATTTCCTTTGCCATTTGATCCAACAGGGATGGGCGTTCGGAATCTAGGCGTTCTTTGGTTTTCTCTTTTTCTGCCCTGACCTCTTGGCTGGTTTCCCACGCGTCTACTTGTTGTTGGAATAGTTCAACACGTTGCGCGACCTCACCGATTTCTTTGTATTTTTCGGCTGATAGCTCTACCGGAATATTCTTGCGGCGCAGTTCTGACTCGATATGTCCGATAGCGGCGTCGAGACTATCGAGCTCATTTTGGAAGACTTGCTTTTGGGTTTCTAATTCCGCCTCGAGGATTTCGGCGAGTTTTTCGTGAAAAGCTTCTACTTGTTGGATGCGACGTACATCTGCTTCGGGGAAGAAACGCTGTAGTTGGTCAAGCTGAGCTTGCTTAGTAAGGACTTTGCTGTCTTGCTGCTCTTCGATACGCCTGATGCGGTTGCGTGTGATTCCTGCCTTAATTCGCAGGGAATGGCGCTGTTGGTAAAGATTCTCGACGTCCTTTTCTTGCTGATATTGAAGGTCAAGGAGTTGCTGATCAGACTCTCCATTGAGACCAGCGAGGGTCTGACGCTCCTTTTCGAGTCGCTTCTTTGCCTCGGTATATTCGGTTTTATTTCTCAAAGCCATGGTTCGGATCAAGCCATGCTCACGAACCGCATTCAACGCACGCAACTGTCTGTCTGCTTCCCGATACGGCTTTTCCAGAGCAATAATCTGCTCGTAAACACCGAAAAGTTTCTCCAGAACTGCGATACCTGCGCTTGATGGCTCGTCTAGGTCAACTCGCATGGGCTGGGTTACCAGCCCGGCAGCGTGTTCTTGAATCCGGAAAAACCGCCCCACAATGTCGTCGAAGGTCGCATCAATGCCACGAAGCCCGTATTTCTCTTTCAGGTCACTGCGAAACTCGTCAATGCTTATGCGCTCAGCCCGCCTTAGGCCCGCGACGTCTTGGTAAGTCTGAACATATCCTGGTTCGTCGGTTGCGCGTGAATATGTGCGGTCTTCACCGTCGAAACGGAAAGTGAAAAAGATCGAGTGATGACCGACTGCCCCGATAGCGGTTGAGGTGAGGAAATCGTCGACGCCGAATGCAAAAGCAACGATTGATAAAAGTGTGGACTTACCGATTGAGTTTTCCGCTCGTGTGCCGCCCCTCACCGTATTGAGACCGAGATGAAAATCGATAGGCGGTCGAACCTCACCAGCATTCATGAACTTGTCAGACCACAGTCGGACCAACATGAGCTATCACCTGCCTTTCATCATTGATCTCCACAGCGCCGAGCGCGTAGAGACACTCCATCGTGTCAAGGAACTCGTCAACCCCACCAAAGGATGCTTCCACGCCGTGATAAAGATCAAGGACAGGCATCGGTCCAGACTCAAGCAGCTGCAAGATGACGGGCAGGTTAGCGAGTGTGGATTCCTCGAAAGAAAACAATTTATTTGGAAGTCTCATCGGAATACCTGACAATTCTGCACAAAATAGCTGATCACAGCCTCACACGCCTCCACGCCACCGTGGGTTTTGTCTTCTAGCCACGAAACAAGATGACTAAAAATCTCTGCCTCAGTTGCTTGTGTCTGATCCATACAATCAAAAAGTTCAGCGACAGTTCGGCAGAAAGCATCGAAACCTCCTGGACGGATGAACTCATTGCTTTTCAGTACCGTGTCGATGTGATCGAAATAGACAGCAACGTATTGCAAAATCTTGGCTGCCAGCATGAAGTTTTCTTGTTGAGGCAGTTTAGTTTTGACCGTCAAGGGCTGTTTGATATCGATGTAAAGGTCAGCTTGATCTGCTTCTGGCAGCTTACGGATAACTTTGGCGATTGCTTCCTCTACGTTTCGCTTAGAAACAATATCGCTGATTTTATGTTCTCGTTGCTGTGTTTCCTTGATGCCCAAAGCTTCTGCGATGTCTTCTTGTGATGGTTCTGGGCCATATTTAGTTGCGCAGTCATGACAGCAGGCAAGAAGGTTCGCTGGGTTTGCTCCATCGCTTTGGGGGTTGATGACGATGATCTCGAAATCGGTGACGGGTTTTCCAGAAGAAGTGGCTAGCAACGGCTTCTTACATGACGTGAATGAGCAGCGCCCTTGAGCCTCACCCAACAAATAGTTCGCGTACTCGGTCTTTGCGAAAGCTTCACGGGCAAGACTGACTTTCTCTGACGCGATTTCTTGTGCATAGTCTTTTTCGCTGCTGGCGGCGATCAGCTCGGCAGCTTTATCGCCAATCCACTCCGCCAGATTCGTCCGGCCAATATTGGTATCGAACTTCTTCAACGCCCTAGCAAGACGATCTTTAACTCTCGGAGTAAGAGCACGTACCTTCTTCTCCAACCCAGTCGTGTCTAGATAATCGAGGATCTGGTCAGCATAATCCGGTTGTAATCCACTGGGCTTCTCGATGATGTAACGCATCGTTGCGTCACCGTATCGATCAACTGGGTAGTCCTTGCGTGTGTCTTCGAATTTGGCCTCGTACGGCAGATCTGTAATGAGTTCGACAAAAATGCGAGCTATATCGGCATTCGAAGAGCCGAGGCGCAGGTGTTCTCCGAGAATTTTGATGAAGTCGGCGATCTGTTCTGCCACAGACCCAAGAGCGGTATCTGCCGCTACTAGAAGTGATGTTGACAACAGAACCGCCCCCTTCTTTTGCCTTTCACAAGCTTTCACAAAGAATCACAAAATCGCTTCACAAGCCGGTTCCTAAGGTCAAACCATGAAGGACATCGACTAAGTAACCGCGTCGTTAGACCCAAGTCAAAGTCTACTCGATCTTCACGTTCGTAGAGATAGCGACTGCCCATATCTATTCAGACAAAGTCTCCGCAAATCGATGTTCAGCACCCGAATGAACTGAGTGCTGCAGCACCCGAATCATTCATCTGTCCAGGCGTTGAAGAAGGATCGCTACCGGATTCACCGCAAACTACGAGGGTCTGGCGTTGATCGGCCGGGCAAAAACTGAGCTCAGGTTTCCAATCGTTCTAAGTCGGAGCGATCTGCAGGAGCCGCTGGGGCGGGCATCCCATATGGGGTGTCCGCCCACAAGCATGCTCCCAGACCAGACCTCTAACTAGATAACGAATGGCAGTGGCCCCTGTGGGTCCTCCGCATTAAGCGAGAGGAACCACAGCGATGCGCGTGGTCGACAAACAAAGTCAGAACAAGCCAAACAACGACAAGACAAAAAAGCTCTGCTACGAATTCGTCGACGGTGAGCACGTCGAAGTCGAAATCGAGGCAGGTAGCCAGCTTGCCGAACTTATCGATGAATTAGACGCCTACTGGAAGAGAATAGATCGGGCTAATTCGCGCCGAGACCGCCACTCCTCGCTTTCGGAGTTTCCGTGGGCGGGGCCGCGTTTTACTAGCCCGGTTGATATCGAGGCTGAATACATCCTCAAAGAACAAGTATCCGAAGCACTTGATCGCTTATCTGAGCGCCAGCGCTTCCTGCTATGCGCGGTCGAGCTAGACGGGTATTCGTTTGCTGAGTTGGCGCGGGCTGAGGGCAAGGACGAATCAGCTATCCGGCATGCATATAACCGCGCTATCAAGCGAGCACGAAAGATTCTTGAGCCCGGTCGTCCGGAAACGGGTGCGCAGGTGGCTTATAGCGCAAGAGGACCAGTCGTGAAAGACAAGGAGTAAAAGCGTGAAACGAAAACTATGTTTACGCCATCGGATAGCCGCCTTTTTCGGCAAACCGAGTAAACGAATCAACGGAACCGGTGTGGTTAAGGCCAATCATGAGCCCAAAAGGGTGGATTTGGTTGATGACGATGATGACCTGATGACACTGGCCAAAGCCTTGTATCCGGAACGGTTCCAGACAAGGGGTGAGGCCAGATGAGTCGCCCAGAAAACATTCGCAAACTACGTGAAGCATCTGATGCTTATTTGCAGGCTTTGGAGACCCAAATTAAGGCTCATCTTGGTGCTGCTGAAGCGTTGGGTGGGATTTGTGATGCCACTAGTGGCCTGTTGGCTGCCCAGCTTGATTGGGCAGACCCAACCGAAGGCGACTACCCATGCGCGCAAGAAGATGCATCAACAGAATCTGATGCTGTCGAGCCTTTGTTGGTTGGGTTGGAGGATGCTCGCGGTCAGCTAGCTGAGCTGTCGCGTGCTGGCCTTACAAGCAAGATCAAGGAGCTGATTGCTGCTCACGGTAAGACCCGGCTTTCGGAGTTGAGTCTGGAGCAGGTTAATCAGGTGCTCGTGGCGGCTCGGGAGGCGGCTAATGGCGCCGGCTAGTCACGCCGTGTTGTCGGCCTCGAGTGCTCATCGTTGGCTTCGTTGCCCGCCGTCTGCTCTGGCGTGTGCCGGAAAACCCGACGTTGCTAGTGATGCGGCACTGCAGGGTACGGCTGCTCATGAGTTGGCGGAGTGGAAACTACGTCGCGCACTCCACCAGGACCCGAGCATCAGGCCGGTGTCGGATTGGCAAGACACCGAGATGGAAGAAGCCACCGACGACTACGTTTCCTTCATCCAGGAACAAGTCGCTAAAGCTCGAACTAGCGGTGGGCAGCCGTTGGTGCTGGTGGAGCAGCGGGTGGATTTCTCTCATCTGGTGCCAGAGGGTTTCGGGACCGCAGACTGCATTATCGTTGCAGACCGCGTGTTGAGCGTGGTTGATCTGAAATACGGTGTTGGCATTCTTGTTGAGGCCGAGAACAATCCGCAGTTGATGCTCTACGGGCTGGGTGCGTTACGCCTGTTCGATTCGCTCTATGACATTGAACAAGTAACACTCACGATTTTTCAGCCCAGGCGCGAGAGTGTCTCAACCTGGCAGCTATCGGTGGCTGAACTAAACGAGTGGGCTTCTGGCACGTTGCGGCCTCAAGCTGTGTTGGCTGCTGAAGGTGCCGGTGAGTACCGGGCGGGGGATTGGTGCCAGTTCTGCAAAATCGCTCCAACCTGTCGGGCCCGTGCCGAGGCAAACCTGGCGCTGGCCAGGCACGAGTTCGCCAAACCAGCAACCCTGGACAACACCGAGATAGCTGAGGTGTTGGCCAAGATCCCGGATCTGACCTGCTGGGCAGGTGACGTGCAGGACTATGCACTAGCACGTGCGCTGGCTGGTGAATCCTTTGAGGGTTTCAAGCTGGTGGAGGGTCGCTCGATACGCCGCTACACCAACGAGAAAGCTGTCGCTCAGGCTGCTAGTGATGCCGGTTTCACTGACATCTACAAGCGCTCCCTGTTGCCGATCACGGGCATGGAAAAACTCATGGGCAAACGAAAATTCGCTGAGACCATCGGCAAATACGTCACCAAACCTGCGGGAAAACCCACGCTGGTGCCCGCATCCGATAAACGCCCAGAACTCACACGTAGTTCTGCGGCCCACGATTTCAAGAAAAGTAACTAACAAACAGAAAGGTTGAAAAAGCTATGACAAAAACAATCAACAACCCAACCAAAGTCGTCACCGGCGAAGTTAGGTTGAGCTACGCGAATGTTTGGGAACCCAAGTCCATTAATGGCGGCCGCGAGAAATACTCTGTGTCCTTGCTTATCCCGAAAGATGACAAGTCCACGTTGGAGGCTATCGAGAAAGCCATTGACGCGGCCATCAAGGAAGGAGCCGGTAAGTTTGGTGGCAAGATCCCACCTAAGGCCGCGTTGAAGCTACCGCTGCGCGACGGGGATGTTGAGCGCGATGACGAGGCCTATGCCGGGCACTATTTCGTCAACGCCAACAGTATTAATAAGCCCCAGATTGTGGATGCCAATGTTGATCCGATCCTGGATCGCTCTGAGGTCTACTCGGGCTGCTACGCACGCGTGAGCATTAATTTCTACGCTTTCAACCATTCCGGTAACCGAGGCATCGCTTGCGGGTTAGGCAACCTGCAAAAAACTCGTGACGGTGAGTCTCTTGGTGGCAATGTTGCGGCGTCTGCCGAGTTCGACACTTGGAGTGGCGGAGACGATTTCCTCAACTAGCCAGTAGCTCGATAGCTAGGCGGGGCGTGGCATTTTTTCAGCTACGTCCCGCCTGCCCTTTTTTAGGTTAAAGAAAAATAAGAAGATATGGATTGCCTAGCCCTAGATTTAGAAACTTTCAGCCCAGTAAGCCTCGCCAAGAGTGGCGTCTACCGCTACGCAGACGACCCAGCCTTCGAGATTCTGTTGTGCACATACGCAATCAACGACAAAGACGTTAAGACGGTTGATTTGCCTTGTGGCCAGAAACTACCCAAAGAACTCATCGAGGCGTTGCGGGATCCGGGTGTGGTCAAGTGGGCATGGAACGCCGCCTTCGAACGAATCTGCCTGAGCAGATACCTAGAAAACCAACTTGACCCGAAAGGGTGGCGCTGCTCAATGGTGTGGGCCGCCACACTAGGGCTGCCGCTTTCACTCAAAGATGCTGGTGCTGTGCTTGGGCTGGATAAGCAGAAGATGGGGGAGGGCAAAGACCTCATCAAATATTTCTGCACACAGAACAAAGACGGTGGCCGTCATTGTCCGGGCGATGACCCGGCGGCATGGGAATTATTCAAAACGTATAACGGCCGCGATGTTGAGGTAGAAACAGCGATCCGCCACAAACTCTCACACCACCCAGTACCTGAATTCGTGTGGAGCCAATACGAGACTGATCAGCGCATAAACGACCGAGGCATCCGAATCGACACCACCTTGGTGGAAAACGCGATCGTCATCGACGAACAACACCGCCAAGAAACCTTGAAACAGGCACGAGAATTAACCGGCTTGGAGAACCCGGCTTCACCAATCCAGCTTCGCCAATGGCTAAACGACCAGGGCTGCAGCATCGAGACAATGAGCAAAACCGACGTCGAACAGGCACTTGAAACAGCCGAGGGCGAGGTGCGGCGTGCCTTAGAGCTGCGCCAAGAGCTATCGCGCTCATCGGTGGCCAAGTATCAGGCCATGGCCAGGGCTACCACGAGTGCGGGTCGAGCACATGGGCTGTTGCAGTTTTATGGTGCTAACCGCACCGGCAGGTGGGCAGGACGCCTCATCCAAGTACAAAACCTGCCCAGAAACTACCTACCCGACCTGGCACAAGCCAGAGCCCTAGTGCGCGACGGAAACCAAGAAGCACTCGAACTGCTCTACGATTCAGTACCCGACACGCTTTCCCAGCTGATCCGCACCGCATTTATTCCCAGCACCGGCCACCGCTTCATCGTCGCCGACTACTCAGCAATCGAAGCCAGGGTCCTAGCATGGCTTGCAGGGGAAGAAACCACCCTCACCGCATTCCGTAATGGAGAGGATCTTTACTGCGCGACCGCTTCCTCAATGTTCGGGGTGCCGGTTGAAAAGCATGGAGCCAATAGCGAGCTGCGGCAGAAAGGAAAAATAGCGGTTTTGGCTTGTGGCTATAACGGCTCCGTTGGTGCGTTGAAAGCCATGGGTGCTTTGGACATGGGGCTGAAAGAATCCGAGCTCAAGCCGATAGTGGATGCGTGGCGGGCAGCAAACCCACATGTTGTCCAATTCTGGCGGGATGTAGAAGGAGCGGCTATCGAAGCGATTACCACTCGCAGCACCGTGGTACTTGGCAGCATTGCGTTTACGGCCACTAAAAGCATGCTGTTTATCACCCTGCCCTCAGGTCGGCGCTTGGCATATGTAAAACCTGGGCTCGGCACCAACAGATTCGGCAACACGTCGATCACATATTGGGGGCAAGGGCTGAACCGTAAATGGGTTCAGCTGGAAACATACGGCGGCAAACTAGTCGAAAATATCGTCCAAGCGACCGCTAGAGACCTGCTAGCCGAAGCGATAACGCGCATCGAAAAAGCTGGTCACCAGGTAACGATGCACGTCCACGACGAGGTAGTCATTGACGAACCGAAAGACTCTGTCACCACCGTCGCGGATATTTGTCAGAGCATGAACCAACTACCAGACTGGGCGAAAGGTCTGCCAATAGATGCTGCTGGCTACCAATGCGTTTTTTACATGAAGGATTAGAGCCACTAGCCCTCACCAGATTACGTAAGTACTGGTAGGTCGGATCATTGAGGGTTGGCTTACTGTCTCTGATGGACGAGTCTCTGAAGAATCTCAGATAGTCGCCCACTAGCTTTTTCAATCATTGATTGTTTCGTATGATCCATGCGATCACCATGACTGCGATATAGGGTTCTGGCGTTCTATCGCCTGACAGTTGGTTAGTAAACAACAGCATGGGTGTAATCGGATAGGCGCCGGGCGGATCGATCGGGGCGGGGTCACCTACTAGCTCCTACCAACGTAGCGTCGCTTCCCACTTCTTGATTTCGACTAGGTCATGCACGTTATTGTGGAGCGCCGATAGGATAATCAACTCTTGTACGCACTCGGTGCGAATAGTCTCCATTGCGGTGAGGAATTGGTTCTCCACGTTCTCGTACATGCAGATACGCGTGTGCGCCAAGTCAGCATCGGTCAGTCATTCGATCATGAACCGATCAATGACAGGTAACTGGCGGCGCGTATTCTCCCGTCCGTCGTGATTGTGACAAATATTTGTGGCCATTCCCCGATCACAATCGAACAGCCCCGCAATGGCGAGGGGATATACCCCGCATTTTCTATTTCAAGGCCGGAGGCGGCACGATGTTGCCGTGCCGGTCAATGTATCGTGCTGGCGGGAGCGGCTCTTGGTGTTCGAGTTCATCGAGCATGCGGAGCACCTCTGTGGCACATGCACGACGCTGCGCAGGATTGAAGTTAAGGGTTTGGTTACTCAGGTCGATTTCATGGCCCCATTGAGCGAGCGCTTCTTTTATCCGTAATGCTGGGTTATCTTCCAAACCCTTACCGATGAAGTTAAGGAGGTAGTGACGGCATTGTTCGACATCTGTTGGCCACTGGCGTAGCTTGCGACCCGTGAGCCGCTCAAACCATTCGTAATTGTCGCCCATCGTTTCATAACTCCAGTCCGGCCAATTCCCCTTGAACGTGTCAATGCCAAGAAGACCGTCTTGGAAACCCCACCAACGGATTTGTTCCTGGATGAAATCGATGTGAATTCCATTTTCGGGAAGATCATCAGGGTGCTGGTCTTCCCACGCCCAGGGCTCACCATTATCGATGCCGTGGCGTACCTTGAGCGCGAAACGATACAGCTCGTCAGGGCCGAACGCGAGAACGTCTTCTAGGAGTACTTCGTTGTGCCACAATAGCGTTTGCCCATCACGGTACGTCACAGCCATAGCATCTGAAGGATCGAATTCGTCCCATGGGCCAAACCACGAAGAATCCTCCATCGTTCTGTGTTCCGGATTGCCCTGTTCAATCATCGAAGCAGGATCAATGCCCATGGCTCTTAGCGCACTGTGCACGTCTTCCACATTCCATACCGCGCGCCACCCTGGCCAGGTGTGTTCAATCAAGTGGTTAATGATTCGTGGAAGATACAGCGCTTCACTTTCCTCGGCCCAAAACACGGTCTTGGTTGTTTCATCGATGACCAGAGTCCCTTCAAGAAAGATGATGCCGTCCACCTTGTTCGGATGGTCAATGTCGAAGGATGTCATGCCTCTGACGCGCTCCATCGTCGCCTCGTAACCATCGAGTGCAATATCCCCACCTATGGTCTGTGCAGCCCAATGGTCGTAATAAATCTCCCATCCGTTACTGGTGCGCACGAAAATGCCCAGTCTCGACCCCATGTCAACCACCTAACGTCCACATGCTCCTGCTCTCATTGTCCCAAAATATCTTCCGCAGTCTAGAAAGAATTGGCGCGACATTTAACTTTCAACCAACCCGTCCGGTTTTGGCTTCTGCCGTGGCTTAAGGCGAGAGCACAATCCTGCGCTCTCTGAGACCCCGATGGAAGGGAGCCACAATGGCAGCGCAAACAAGAGACAGTGAAGCAGCATGACCACCGCATCTTTAGATTATGGGATCCCGCGCTTGAACGAGAAAGGCTACCGCGACCCCACCGCCTACAAGGCATTGAAAGATATCCAGCAGACAGAGTTCGACAACCGACCGCTGACCTATATTTGCTCGCCATATTCGGGCGATGCGAAGACGAACGCAAAGATCGCGAGAGACTTGAGTGCTTATGCGGTGCAATGCCGCCGCATCCCGCTCGCACCCCACTTGCTGTTTCCACAGTTCATGGATGACACCAACCCAGTAGAGCGGGAAACCGCGATGTGGTTCAACCGAGTCCTGCTGACCCGCTGCGATTCCATGTGGGTGTATACGCCACGTGTCTCGAAAGGTATGCGGCTTGAGATCGACTGGGCACATCAACTCGTAATCCCCATCGCCTATCTTGACCGCAATTTTGAGGAGGTGCTTTCCGATGACTAAATTCCATCTCTGCTTAGCTTCCGTGGCGCGTGTGCAACGAAACCTGCATTATCCAAACCACGTAAAGATAGAGGGTGCTGACGGCCTGAAAAGGGCGGCACGCATGGATCACGTCGCCGCAGTATTCGAGGGTGATATGCGAGGTAACGGGAACTTTTTGTCTTCGGATTGCGTGGTGATGGATGTCGATAACGACCACTCTGATAACCCGGCTGATTGGGTGAGCCCTGAGAGCCTGGCTTTGGTGTTTCCGGGCGTGGGCTTGGCGACGGCCACTAGCCGAAACCACCTGAGGGTTAAGGGTGAGAAGTCTGCTCGGCCTCGTTTCCACGTCTACTTCCCGATCCAACAAACCAAGGACGTTGAAGCTTATGCGGGTGTCAAGCGCCAGCTTGCTTCTTATACAGGGGTTTTCGACCGCAACGCGCTGGATGCGGCACGCTTCATCTACGGGCACGATGCTAGCGAGATCACCTGGGTTGAGGGTGTTATGACGGTCACTGATTTCTTGGATGCTGACCGGTTCGCGGCCCTTGCTATGCCCGAGACCGAGATCCGTGAGGGGTCCCGCAACGCTACTATGTCGCGGTTTGCTGGGCGGGTTGTTGTGCGGTTCGGAAACACTACTCAAGCCCAAGAGCTGTTCGAGGCGAAAGCCGCCCATTGTGTCCCGCCGCTTGCCGATAGTGAGTTGGCGGAAATCTGGGGCTCGGCGCTCAAGTTTGGTGCCAAGGTCGCGGCCACTCCCGGCTACATCCCGCCCGAACGGTATGCCGAAATGACGGGGCTGCGCCCAGCAGATTTCACCGATGTCGGGCAGGCAACCGTCCTGGCTGATGAGTACGCAGCCAAACTGGCGTATTCAGAGGCGACGGATTGGCTGGTCTACAACGACTCGTTTTGGGAAGAAACCCGGCCCGGAGCCAGAGCTGTCGCCCAAGAGTTAACCGGCCGACAACTCGAACAGGCCCAAGGGCTGAAAGAACAGGCCCGCCAGCGCTGCGACGCCACCGGGGTGGGGCAGTTGCTGGCGGCGATGAGCCTGGCCAAAGCACGAGCCTGTTTCAACAAAACCCAGCAGGCGGCTTTCGTTCAGCTTCAAGACGCCGAAGCCTATGAGAAGTATGTGCTCAAGCGCCGTGACTCGAAAGCCATCACCGCCTCCCTAAAAGAGGCGACCGCGATGCTGCAGGTCACTCAGGCCGAGTTGGATGCTGACCCGTTCGCGCTTAATACGCCTTCTGGGACAATCGACCTGGCGACAGGGGACAGCAGGGGCCATGATTTTGGTGATTTTATTACCAAGCAAACAACGCTGGATCCTGCATACCAGGGAAGTCAGGTGTGGGCTGACGCGCTCAACGTGTTCTTTCAGGGTGATGGTGAGCTGATTGAGTATGTGCAGAAGGTTGTTGGTTTGGCGGCTATCGGCAAAGTCTATGTTGAGGCGTTGATTATCGCTTACGGGGATGGCCGAAACGGCAAATCGACTTTTTGGAACTCGGTCGCTAGGGTGCTTGGTTCTTATTCTGGGCACCTGTCGGCCGATGTGTTGACTATCTCGAATCGGCGCAACGTCAAACCCGAGCTAGCCGAGGCTAAAGGCAAACGCCTGCTGATCGCAGCAGAGATGGAAGAAGGCATGCGCCTTTCCACCTCCAACGTCAAACAACTAGCCTCCACCGATGAGGTGTATGCGGAGAAAAAGTTCAAAGCACCGTTTGCGTACCAGCCCACGCACACCCTCGTCCTCTACACGAACCATTTGCCCAGGGTTGGTGCGATGGATGCCGGTATTTGGCGCCGGCTGATTGTGATTCCATTCGAAGCGAAAATCGAAGGCAACTCGGATGTAAAGAACTATGCCGACCACCTCTTTCACCATGCCGGTGGCGCGATACTACATTGGATCATCAATGGTGCAGTCAAAATCATTAGCGAAGATTACGTGCTTAAGCCACCACCCAAAGTTCAGGCTGCTATCGCGGCATACCGCGAATCTAATAACTGGCTAGGGCACTTCCTGGATGATGAATGTGATGTGGGTGAGGGGTTATCGGAGAAATCTGGTGCCCTCTACGACGCGTACCGGGCTTTCGCACTGGGGCGCGGTGAGTATGCGCGCTCTACGACTGATTTCTACTCGGCTTTAGAGAACCAAGGCTTTGAACGGCGTCGTTCTAAGAGCGAGCGACGTGTTTTCGGTCTGCAGCTCAAGAGTGAATTTGACCTCTAGTCATGGGTGGGTGACGGTCTATGACGGTCTATTACTAATCCTTACATAGGGGCCATTTTTCAATATCCCTATATATAAAAGGTTAGTAAATGACCGTCACCGACTGTCACCACATGAACCACTAAGGACTTCATGTGATGAAAGAAAAACAAATCGAACAAGCTCTAAAGCAGGCAGTTGAGGTTCGTGGCGGAATCTGCTGGAAACTCATCAGCCCAGGCACTGTTGGTGTTCCAGACCGGATGATCCTGATGCCAGCCGGCCGCATTGGTTTTGTGGAGGTCAAAGCACCCGGAGGAAAACCCCGTCCCATCCAGAAATACCGGATGAGGCAGCTGCGACATCTCGGCTTCACAGCCCTGGTGCTTGATGACCTGGATGATATTGAGGCGGTGTGCGATGCAATACAGGCCGCATAACTACCAACAGCAAGCCACCAGCTTCATCGAAGACCACCCCCAGGCCGCACTCCTGCTAGGAATGGGTCTAGGCAAGACCGTGATCACCTTGACCGCGATCTGCAACCTAATGTTTGATGCCTTCGAAACCCGCCGTGTTCTGGTGATAGCGCCGCTTCGGGTCGCCCGCGATACCTGGCCTGGTGAACAAACCAAATGGAACCACCTAGGCCTGCTGCGTCTAGCCGTCGCCGTGGGTAACGAGGGTCAACGCCGTGCAGCACTCAACTCCGGTGCTGACGTTGTAGTGATCAACCGCGAAAACGTCGACTGGCTGGTAAACCGCTCTGGTATCGACTGGTGCTGGGACACGGTCATCATCGACGAACTATCATCCTTCAAAAACCACCGGACAAAACGCTTCACCGCGCTATTGAAAGCCCGCACCAATGTGAAACGCATCGTCGGGCTAACCGGAACACCAGCAGCCAACGGGCTAATGGACTTGTGGGCACAATTTCGACTTTTGGATGGTGGCCAGCGGCTGGGACGCTACATATCCCGATACCGCGACAAATGGTTTATGCCCGATAAGCGAAACGGTATGCAGGTTTTCACCTACAAGCCACGTGGGGGAGCGGAGCAGGAAATCTACAAGGCGATCTCCGATATCACCCTGTCCATGAAGACCAGCGACCACCTTGTTCTTCCGGAGCTCACAGTCACAACCCAACAAGTGCAGATGAACCCATGTGAGCGGCGGGCATACGACCAGCTTGCTGCCGACCTCGTGGTGGAGCTGGACGGGCAGATGGTTGATGCCTCCAATGCTTCCGTGTTGGCGGGCAAACTGGCCCAAATGGCGACAGGTGCAATCTACACCGAAACCGGCGAGTGCATCCGCATTCATGATCGCAAACTCGATGCCCTCGAAGACCTTATCGAGGCAGCCAACGGTAACCCCGTTTTGGTGGCCTACTGGTACCAACACGACCTGGCGCGCATCCAGCAGCGTTTCCCGAATGCCAGACAGCTGAAAACCAGTAGAGACATTACCGACTGGAACGAAGGCAATATCCCAATCGGGCTTATCCATCCGGCTAGCGCGGGTCACGGCCTCAACCTGCAGGCCGGAGGTTCCATCCTGATCTGGTTTTCACTGACCTGGAGCCTAGAGCTCTACCAACAGACCAACGCCAGGCTGTATCGGCAAGGACAAGCCCGGCCAGTCACCATCACCCACATCGCGACAAAGAACTCAATAGACGAACAAATCCTCAAAGCCTTGGAAGCCAAGAACACCACGCAAGCAGCGCTGATCGACGCGGTAGCGCACAACCTGAAAGGAGAAACCCGATGAGCCTGACCTACCAAGAAACCGATATCACCTGGCGCTACATAGACCGGCAAGCAGCCGCCATCAACGCGCTACGCGACTACGCCACAATGGAAGCAATAATCGCGGCCACCCCCGAGGACCTCAAAGCAATCAAAAACGACATCCCCACCACCGGATCACCTAAGTTGGACGGTGTTCCTGGCGTGTTCAACCCGCACTCGAGCGAGGATCGGATTGTTCGACACTTGGAGCGTTTCGATAACCGCACACGTAAATACCTGCAAGCCCGTGACTACATGGCGTGGTTCGACCCGGCATGGCAAGCCCTAGACGACGAAGAACGCCTCATCCTTGAGACCTGCTTCCTGTCCGGATACGAGTCCGCTACCGACGCGATCTTGGCGCTACAAGACGCGCTGCATGTGGAACGCTCCACCGCCTACAACCGCAGGCGCGCAGCCCTAACCCACTTCACCAACCTGCTCTACGGCAGATAAAACCGGCTTGGACAAACTCCGGATGAAAAACCCGATACACCCCTCTACAGTGGTAAGTGGATAAAAATAAAGAAACGACCCTCCGGCGACACAGCACTGAACTGCTGGCCGGAGGGTTTCGCTTACCCAGGCAAAAAGGACAGTGGGTGCAATGCCAAGCAAACCAGCCCGTCCCTGCTCGGCCCCCGGCTGCCCCGAGCTGACCCACGAACGGTTCTGCGAGACTCACGCGAAAGCCGAGGACACCCGCTACCGCACGTACCAACGCGATCCGAAGATCAACAAGCGTTACGGTGCCCGCTGGCGACGCATCCGCGCTGCTTACATCACCCAGCACCCCTTGTGTGAAGACTGCCTAGCGCAAGGCAAGACGACACCGGTGCAAGAGGTTCACCACATCCTGCCCTTAGAGCACGGCGGCAGCCACGACTTCACCAACTTACGCAGCTTGTGTAAACCCTGCCACTCGCGTCAGTCGGCGTTGGATGGTGACCGGTGGAGGCAAGCACCCCAGGTCTACACTTACTGATTTTTGTTGAAATCGCGGCGTGTGCGCCTTAAACGTTGCCGACCTCAAAGATGCTGGGCTGGCTCTTGTTCGTGGCTTACGGTCCGACGTGGCGCGTCTGGTTTGGGGGTGGGGCCATCGAATCGCTACGACCTTGTCAGAGGTCAGCGGGCGTGGCCAACCGTGCGCAAAAAGTCCGAATCAAACGCGGTATTGCCCCTCATTTAGGGATGTTGACGCCATGGCGCTTTAGGATCTGCATAGGTTTCCAGAATCAATTCACACCACAAGGCAGCAGCATTAACAGCTAACCGAGCGTGTCGGGGATGCAACCCAACACGTGCTGTTGCTGGACCATGACCGGTTCCATGTCCCGCATTCCTTAGTTCATTTAAACCGAACGCAATACTTGATGCGCCACCTAAAATCCGCTTTGTAGATTGCTCACCATCAACTCCGCTTACCGTACTAGGGTCGAGGCCTAACGCTGCTTGGACTTGCTTCACCAGCACATTGAATTTTGCCTTGGGTTCAACAGTCTTGTTCAGTTCATTGAGAATCACTTTTGCTGTGGATTCAATAAGCTCTTTGGCAGCACCAATAACAGCAGCAGGGTCATCTTGAGATCTGCGTAGGCGCTCAAGCTGCTCATGGATGGCACTAGCATCTTTCAGCTCAACTGCGGACAACAGAGATAGGTGGTTTATATAAGGGAGCGGAGAGATCTCTCCTTTCAAGTTTATCTCCCACCCGTCTTCTCGGAGATATCGGGTAAACACGTCCCAAGTTGTTGTGGTGTACGAGAAGCTCATCTCTGGAGAAATCGGGATGAGGATTCGTTCCATGGCCTTTATCGCGCGGTTGCACTGATTTGCATCAGTCCAGTCGATGGCATTGAGATAATCATTCGTCCTTGTACGCCGAGCGCTGGAGTCTTCGAAGCCTGCTTCTGGCACGGGATAAAACCCTTCATCTCTGAACGCATCATCAATTTGGCCAAGGGTCGATCCCGTCGACAGCGTCCTAAATTCACTCCGTGTTCTGCGACTTATTATTTCACGTTCCATAGCTACCTCTTCAGCAATTCTAAGAGGTCAGCTGATGATCACTAGCAAAGGAATAACCCAGTGGCGAAAGATGGCACTAACCGTGGCGGCCGGCGGGTGCGGGCTGGCGCGAAACCCGACCCCCTCAACGAGAAGTTGGCTAAGGGCATGCCAGCTACCCGGCTGGAGGATCCACTCGACATGCCTTTCGTTTTCGAAGGTGCCGATGTTGGTGAGGGCGCGGTGTTGGCTGGTGAGGTCATGCCCGAACCCTCCGAATACTTAAGCGATATTCAGCGTGATGGTAAGCCGCTGGGCGCTGACATCGTCTACAAAGAAACCTGGCGGTGGCTGGATGAGCGCGGCTGCACCCGCTTCGTGTCGAAACGCCTGATTGAGGCCTACGCGCAGGCCTTTGCCCGGTATGTGCAGTGCGAACAAGCAATAAGTAAGTTCGGGCTGCTGGGTAAACACCCCACCACTGGTGCCGCGATAGCGTCTCCGTTCGTTGCGATGAGCCAGTCTTTTGGTAAGCAGGCGAATGTTTATTGGTATGAGATTTTTGAGATTGTGCGGGCTAACTGTACTACTGATTATTCGGGTGCGGCTCCGGGTGATGAGGTTATGGAGCAGTTGTTGAAGGCCCGCTCCTAGCGGGGTGGTTTAGATCTTGGCGGGCCAGTTGGAGGGTTTTGTTTCGCTGAAGCCTGCCCCTAGCGCGATCCCAACTCCTGTGCCGATAGCTACACCTAAGGCAATATTGTTCATAATGAACCCAAAGATTATGCCGGTCATCATCCCGGCAATTATTCCGTAGGCCACGGCCGAACCATCGCCGCCAGACGTTTTTTGACGATCAGTGCCGGCAGTTTCATCTTCCATAGTTTTCAGTATCGCACAAAGCCCTGACCACACCGGGCTATCTTCACGCGCCGACTGCTCAGCTGCGGTCCTGTTCTTTTGTTTTCGTTTTCTAGTGAAAGGCCTGAACTAGTGTCTGTGGTTAAAACTGCTGAAGCTGTATGTATCGGTCACCCCGATAAACTCTGTGACCTTATTGCTGACCAGATCCTCGACGAAATCCTGTATGAGGACCGTAATGCCCGCGTGGCAGTTGAGGTCATGGCTGCCGGGCGGCGAATTATCGTGACCGGTGAGGTGTCGGCTAACGTGCGGGTGCGCTCTGGGATTAGGGCTTCTGTTCGCACAGCGCTCAGTAACGCTGGCTATAAACCGTGGTGGTTCCTGGTTTATGTGTGGGTGCGTCACCAATCCCAAGACATCAGCGACGGCGTGACCACTTCTTTGGAGGCCCGCGCTGGTGACGATAGCGCTTACTGCCTGCAGGGTGCTGGTGATCAAGGCACCGTCTACGGATACGCCTGCAACGAGACCCCCGAGCGCCTACCACTGCCTCTGGTGTTGGCTCACAAGATTTGCCGCCGGTTGGATGAGGCCCGTGAGCAAGGAACGATCAAAGGCATCTTGTCGGACGGTAAAGCACAGGTGAGCGTGCGTTACGACGACGCAGGAAAACCGCAAGCCGTAGAGACGGTAGTGGTGTCGATCCAGCACAGCGAACTAAAAGACTCCGATGAGTTGCGTCGTGAAATCACCTCACTGATTATCGGCCCAGCCTGCGACACGCACCTGCCCATCGGTGATGAGACGACTGTTTTGGTGAATCCGTCTGGGCGCTTCGTCGAGGGCGGGCCCAAAGCCGACACGGGTTTGACGGGCCGCAAGTTGATGGTTGATACCTATGGTGGCCTGGCGGGGCATGGTGGTGGCGCGTTTAGCGGTAAGGACCCAAGCAAGGTTGACCGGTCTGGGGCTTACATGGCACGCCTGATCGCCAAGTCGGTGGTGGATGCGCGCTTGGCTGATGAGTGCCAGGTGGCTATTTCTTATGCGATTGGTAAGGCCGACCCAGTCGCTTTCAGCGTGGACACGCTCGGCACCGGCCAATACACCGACCAGCTACTCACGGCTGCTGCGCGGGATGTGTTTAATCTTCGTCCGGCAGCAATCATCGACCAGCTCGGACTGCGGGCTCCCGGGTTTGTGCGGTATTCGACGTATGGGCATTTCGGTGACCACACACGCAGGTGGGAAAACACCCTGCCATACGCAAACAAGCTACAGGAGGCAGTGAAAGCTCATGCAGCTCAAAAACCTACCGCTCGCTGAATTATCTCCGGCTGACTACAACCCACGCAAAAACCTGAAACCCGGCGACCCCGACTACGAAAAGTTGAAGCGTAGTCTCACGGAGTTTGGGTATGTAGAACCAGTCATCTGGAACAAAGTAACCGGGCAGGTCGTAGGTGGCCATCAGAGAATTAAAATTCTGCGCGATTTGGGCTACGAGTCCGTGGATTGCGTGGTGGTTGAACTCGACGAGACCCGCGAGAAAGCCCTCAACGTCGCGTTGAATAAAATCTCGGGTGATTGGGATGAATCTAAACTCGCCCTGCTGATCGCTGACCTGGATGCAGCCGATTTTGATGCCGAACTAACCGGCTTCGATGAGGCAGAAATACAGTCCCTCATCGGCTCCCTCGACGACAGCATTGAGGATGACGGCTTCGACCTCAACGCCGCCCTAGAAGCGGCAGCCTTTGTTGACAAAGGCGATATTTGGAGGGTCGGTCGGCACCGGCTGATGTGTGGCGACGCCACCAACCCAGCCGACGTCGAAACACTCATGAACGGGAAGCGCGCGAATCTGGTGGTCACGGACCCGCCTTACAACGTCAACTTCAAATCATCTAGCGGATTGAAGATCGCTGGTGATAAGCAAGACGCAGACGCGTTTTATGAGTTTCTGTTGACTGCGTTCACCAATATGGCAGGCGCGCTTGCTAAGGGTGGGTCTGCCTATGTGTTCCATGCCGACACCGAAGGCCTCAACTTCAGGCGCGCCTTTGGTGATGCTGGTTTTTATCTGTCGGGGTGTTGTATCTGGGTGAAAGACTCCCTGGTACTGGGTAGGAGCCCGTATCAGTGGTGTCATGAACCGGTGCTGTATGGCTGGAAGAAAGACGGCCGTCACGCTTGGTATTCGGATCGTAAGCAGACGACGGTGTGGAACTTCGCCAAACCCCGCAAAAACAGTGACCATCCGACTTCTAAGCCGCTGGATTTGCTGGCGTATCCGATCCGAAACTCCACCCAAGCCAACGCGATCATTCTCGATACTTTTGCTGGTTCTGGCTCGACTTTGATGGCTGCAGAAGCCACTGACCGCACCTGCTATTGCATGGAGCTGGACGAGAAATACGCCTCCGTGATCCTGCGCCGCTATGCCGAAGCGACCGGGGATGCCGCTGGTATCACCTGTACTCGTGGCGGCAAAGAATACGCGTACCTGGATTTGGTTAAGCAGGTGGACAGGGACAAATAAATTCTTGGCATTCTTCGCGAAATGGCTGGATATTTCTGCCAAATAGAGCGTGTATGTACATGACCAAAAACAACCCCGGCAAAGGGAAACACGATGAAGGAGTGTTGGTCATGATCAGCGAACTACACCTCGAACTGGTCGAGCTACTAGAGGCAGGAATCGAACTAGAGAATCTTGAAGAAACCTACCGAAAAGCTCGCGAGCGCGGATCAGAGCTGACAGCCGAATGTATACGCCGCTACCCAGACGACTATCTAGAGATCATTCGGGCCTGGTTTGAGGATTTGGAGGTGGCGGCATGAATACCTTTGATTTCGAGAAGCCGCTGAGAAGCGAAAGATTTTCCGAGACTGGAGAGGAGCTGGTAGCAGGCCGGCGGGTGCGGCTGGTGTGTTGCGAAGACCCCTACACTGATCTGGAACCCGGCAGTGAGGGCACAATCTTGTTCGTCGATGCCGTGGGCACCGTTCACGTCGACTGGGATAACGGCTCCGCGCTGGGACTAGTTGAAGGGGTTGATCAATGGCAACTCATCTAGGTAGGAAAATACCTGAAAAATAACGGTTGACTAGGGCAAATGCGACTGGATAAGTGTGCGAACCTATGGCTGTATGTACATAACAAAACAACAAGCCGGAAGGAACCGAGATGAACAGCGAACTCACCGTCTTGAGGACTGCCGCCCAAGTCAAGAAATATTTTAAGGTTCTCGGTCACGCCATGGTCTACGGCGATCAGATTATTGCCTCCAACCGCATTTGGAACGACGAGGGCGGCGCTTACGATCATTTTGCGGCGATCTTTGACATCCTCGAGCGCGGGGACAACGATACCCACACGTTGGTCGCTCTCGCTGCCGAGTCCGACGAAGCCTTCACCGATCAGGGGCACGCTTTTGCCTGGGCTATGGGCATGGTTACCGCCCGCGACTAGCACAGGCATCGCTTGAACAATTTCAAATGAATGCGGCCCAACCAGGTGTGGTTGTGCCGCTGGTTAAGGAGGTCACTATCGCGGTGGCCATTTTTTATGCCCAAAAGATAAGGAAGCGTTGCCGTGAGTCATGAAGTTAGCTTCTATGAGCCGACCAGGTTCATGGCCGCAGGCTCCACCTACAACAAGACCAAAGCCGACTACGCGGTCGCGTTCATCCAAGCGCTCAAGCACACGAAGGGCCGCTGGGCCGGTAAACCTTTCAAACTGCTGGATTGGCAAGAAAAGATCGTGCGCGACCTGTTCGGCACCGTCAAGCCGGATGGTTTCCGCCAGTTCACGACCGCGTATGTGGAGATTCCGAAGAAGATGGGTAAGTCGGAGTTGGCCGCCGCCATCGCGCTGTTGTTGTGTTGTGGCGATGGTGAGGAGCGCGCTGAGGTTTATGGCTGTGCGGCTGACCGGCAGCAGGCCAGCATTGTTTTCGAGGTGGCCGCGGACATGATCCGCATGAGCCCAGCACTCTCACGCCGGGTGAAGATTCTGGCGTCTCAGAAGCGGATTATTTACAAACCGACCAATTCCTTCTACCAAGTCTTGAGTGCTGAGGCGTATTCCAAGCACGGCTTTAACATTTCCGGGGTGGTCTTCGACGAGCTCCATACCCAACCCAACCGGGCATTGTTTGATGTCATGACGAAAGGTAGTGGGGATGCAAGAACCCAGCCGCTGTATTTTCTGATCACCACAGCAGGCACCGACACCCATTCGATTTGCTTTGAGCAGCACCAAAAGGCTGAGGACATCCTGGCGGGTAAAAAGATCGACCCAATGTTTTACCCCGTGATCTACGGCGCTACGCAAGATGATGACTGGACTGACGAGGCGGTTTGGTACAAAGCCAACCCGTCCCTGGACGTAACCGTGCCTGTTGAGAAGGTGCGGGCGGCTTTCAACTCTGCCCGCCAGAACCCGGCCGAAGAAAACACGTTCAGGCAACTGCGGTTGAATCAGTGGGTGAAGCAGTCGGTGCGGTGGATACCCATGCACGTCTGGAACAGCAACGCTCATCCGTTTGACCTGGGTGAGCTTGAGGGGCGTGTTTGTTACGGCGGCCTCGACCTCGCCTCCACGACCGACATCACCGCGTTCGTGCTTGTTTTTCCACCCGACGGTGAGGATGACAAGTACACGGTTGCGCCGTGGTTTTGGATTCCAGAAGACAACCTCAAATTGCGAGTTGCTCGCGATCACGTCCCATACGACCTGTGGAACCAACAGGGATTCTTAGAAACGACCGAGGGCAATGTGGTCCACTACGGGTACATCGAGAAATTTATTGAGGAGCTGGGCACCAGGTTCGATATTCGTGAGATCGCGTTCGACAGGTGGGGTGCCGTTCAAATGTCCCAAAACCTGCAAGACATGGGTTTCACTGTGGTTCCGTTTGGGCAAGGCTTCAAAGACATGTCCCCACCCTCCAAGGAACTGATGAAACTTGCCTTAGAGGGCAGGCTCGCCCATGGCGGGCACCCGGTGCTGGCTTGGATGGTCGATAACATTCACGTGCGCACCGATCCTGCCGGCAACATCAAACCCGACAAGCAAAAATCCACCGAAAAGATCGACGGCGTGGTCGCAACCATCATGGCTCTAGACCGAGCGATCAGGGGTGGCAGCGCAAGTGCGGGCGGGTCGATTTATGACTCACGCGGGCTATTGGTTTTGTGAATTAGAACCAGTTGTGTATTTCACCGGAACCGATTTCCCAGTCCTGGAGGGCGGTTTTGAATTCTGAAAGTGAAGTAAATCTTGACTTGATAGCTGAGATTAGCTGGTCGTGTGTTACCTCAAGGTTTCTGCACATTTTGGCTACTTGGTCGTTAGAGAAGATCTCGACGGATTCGTATTCGTCGCTGTCTCCGAAGGTCGTTGAGCCTGAGTCATGAATTTCTATTGCAGCAGTTCCGTCACTTTGAAGCCTGAAAGCACTGTATCGACTTTCACCTGTTGAACGGGAATTCTCGAAAACGTGCGTAGCTGACAACTGAACCCACCTCCGCATTCGGTTCTTTTCGATGAGTAGCTAAAGAGAAATTCTATTGAAACCTGCAGCCTCGTTTAACAGAAGGAAACAGATATGGGTTTAATCAACTGGCTCCGTGGCACCAGTAGCCGCAAGAGTGATGATCATGTGATCGGTTCTAGCTACAGCTTCTTGTTTGGGCCAACATCTTCTGGCCGTCCGGTGACTGAGCGAAGCGCGATGCAAATGACTGCCGTGTATTCGTGCGTTCGGATTTTAGCTGAGGCGATAGCCGGCCTACCCCTGCACGTATACCGTTACAAGGACGGTGGCGGCAAGGAAAAAGCAGTCGATCATGGTTTGTACCGCTTGCTTCACGATGAGCCTAACCCCGAGATGACGTCGTTTGTGTTCCGGGAAACGTTGATGACGCATTTGTTGTTGTGGGGTAACGGGTTTGCCCAGATCGTGCGCAACGGCTTGGGCGAGGTGATCGGCTTGTATCCGTTGCAGCCAAACCGCATGAGCGTAGGCCGTGACCTGGACACTAAGCAGCTGTATTACGAGTACCAGACTTCCTGGGATGAGCCGGCAGGCGAATACAAAACTATCCGGCTGACCCCGGCAGACGTTTTGCATATCCCAGGGCTGGGTTTTGATGGTTTGGTGGGTTATTCGCCGATTGCGATGGCTCGTAATGCTATCGGCCTGGCACAAGCCACCGAGGAATACGGCGCGAGTTTTTTCGCTAATGGTGCCGCTCCTGGTGGGGTGTTGGAGCATCCTGGCACTATTAAGGATCCTTCTCGGGTGCGTGAGTCCTGGCAGGCGACCTTTGGTGGTGCGAAGAACGGCAATAAGGTTGCTGTTTTGGAAGAAGGGATGAAGTACACGCCTATTAGCGTGTCTCCGGAGCAGGCTCAGTTTCTTGAAACACGGAAGTTTCAGCTCAACGAGATCGCCCGGATTTTCCGTATTCCGCCTCACATGATTGGTGATCTTGAGAAATCTAGCTTCTCTAATATTGAGCAGCAGAGTTTGGAGTTTGTGAAGTACACGCTTGATCCGTGGGTAATCAGGTGGGAACAAGCCATCACGAAAACTCTTTTGAACCCGCGTGAAAAGCAGCAGTTGTTTGTGAAGTTCAATGTTGAGGGGCTGCTGCGCGGGGATTACCAGTCGCGTATGGAGGGCTACGCGGTAGCCAGGCAGAACGGTTGGATGAGCGCCAACGATATCCGCGAGCTAGAAAATCTTGACCGCATCGACGAAGCCGATGGCGGGGATCTCTACCTGGTCAACGGCAACATGCTGCCGCTACCAATGGCAGGCGCTTATGCCGCCACCAAACAAGCCGAAGAAGCCAGGGGTGGTGGTGAATCACCAGAAGAACAACCTGAAGAGAACCAAACTTTGAGGAGGAGAATGTGAAGCGTTTCTGGAACTGGCTACCCCCAGAAAACACTGACCCGGACGATCAAGGAGACGTCCGGGTTTTGCGTATTAACGGGGCTATCGCCGAAGAATCCTGGCTCGACGATGATGTAACACCAGCTGTTTTCGCGTCTGAGTTGAATGCTGGCTCGGGTCCGGTCACTGTTTGGCTTAACAGCCCCGGTGGTGATGTGGTTGCGGCAGCCAGGATTTACAACTTGCTTCTGGACTACCCAGGCCAAGTGCGAGTCAATATTGACGGCATCGCAGCATCCGCAGCGAGTGTGATCGCCATGGCGGCAAGCCGGGTGGCGATGAGCCCGGTGTCGATGCTGATGATCCACAACCCAGCCACGCTGGCCATGGGCGACAAGACCGAGCTATCGAGGGCTCTTGACATGCTCGAGAGCGTTAAGGACTCGATTATCAATGCTTACCAGCTCAAGACTGGGTTGAGCCGCGCGAAGTTAAGCAAGCTTATGGATGCTGAAACGTGGATGGACGCAACCGCCGCTATTGATCTTGGTTTTGCCGATGAGATTCTTACAGGTAAACGAGCACCCGTCCCGGACGAAGACGACAAAGACGAAGACGAGCCGGATGAGGATGATTCCGGCGGGGATGACGAGCAAGGCCCTGCCCGTAAGAAGCCGCCGTTGCCACCCAAAAACACAGGCAGTGGTGTGGTGTTTTCCAGAAAGGCCGCGGAACAGCATCTGGTCGCGCAGTTAGCTAGGCATGCTCCGCCTGGCTCACCGCCATCTCCTGATATCCGTTGTTTTTTGCAGCCCGCTGTCCCTTGTGGTCGGCGGGTTGTTGATTTATACGCCCAACTAACTGATCAACCCCACTAAACCTGAGAGGAACTTTTTACCATGACTACTGTTACTGATCTTTATGCCCGCCGCGCCGAAACCTGGAATAAGGCTAAGGCGTTCCTTGATGAGCGCCGCAACTCTGAGACCGGCTGCCTGAGCACTGAGGACGATGCGGCTTACGCGAAGATGGAGGCTGATATCGAGGCGCTTTCAAACGAGATCGCTCGCAGTGAGCGAGCCGAACGCCTCGAAAACTCCCTCGCGCAGGCGACTCGGGCACCCATCACTGCTACACCCGGCACCAGCCCTGATGAGGACAGCAAGGCGAAACCGGCTCGCGCTACCGCCTCTTACAGCCGTGCGTTTTGGGATGCGATGCGCCTAAACACCTCGCCGGTGGAAGTAAGGAACGCTTTAAGTGAGGGTGTGGATTCTGAGGGCGGGTATCTGGTGCCTGACGAGTTCGAGCGCACCCTAGTGCAGTCTTTAGCCGACCAAAACGTCATGCGCACCCTCGCCAAGGTCATTCAGACCACTAGCGGGGATCGCAAGATTCCTGTGGTTTCTACTCACGGCACTGCGACCTGGCTGGATGAGGGCAAGCCGTATTCCGAATCGGATGAGGCCTTCACCCAGATTTCCCTAAGCGCCTATAAGTTGGGTACTTTCCTCAAGATTTCTGAGGAGTTGCTCAATGATGCTGCGTTCAATGTTGAGCAGTACCTGGCTAGTGAGTTTGCTCGCCGTATCGGTGCGGCCGAAGAAGAAGCATTCCTTGTAGGCGACGGGCAGGGTAAACCCACCGGCATCTTCAACACCACCGGTGGAGCAGAAACTGGCGTCACCACTGCAAAACCCACAGATATTAGCGCTGACGAACTCATCGACCTGCACTATTCGCTTCGTGCCCCGTACAGGGCGCGGGCGGTGTGGTTGATGAACGATGCAACCGTCAAGACTGTGCGCAAGCTCAAGGACGGTAATGGCCAGTACCTGTGGCAGCCAGCCCTGACCGCTGGCACACCGGACATGATCCTGGGTCGGCCGGTTCACACTTCGGTGTTTGCGCCCGAGTTGAAGGCAGGGGCTCGCACGGTCGCGTTTGGTGATCTTGGGTTTTATTGGATCGCTGACCGCCAGGGCCGCTCCTTCAAACGCCTCAACGAACTATTCGCCACCACTGGGCAGATTGGGTTTCTTGCCTCTCAGCGTCTTGACGGCAAGTTGATTTTGCCTGAAGCCGTCAAGGTATTGACCCAAAAGAACGCCGGATAAAGCAAGACAGTAGTTAGGAGGTGGCAGCAATGAACAACGACGAACTCGTGGCAGTAGTGAAGCAGAACCTCATCATCGATCATGATTCCGATGATGGGCTGATTGGTTCGTTTGTGGAGGCTGCCACCTCCTACGCCACCGGCTACCAACACCTCGATGCCGGCTTCTACGACAAGCAGCCGATGTCGGAGGCGACCCGGCAGGGTGTGGTTATGCTCGCCACCCACTTCTATGAGTCCCGCGACGGCGCAACAGCCGGGTTTTGGGCTGACAAACCAGAAGCCGCCCGGGCCGTCTGGGGCGCAGTCAATACGCTGTTGCGGCTGGATCGGAACTGGAAAATCTAGGGAGAACCGTTATGGCTTCGCTTGGGAGAATGACCGAACACGTCGACCTGATAGCACCAGTAGTTACAAAGGACGCTGCCGGGTTCGCTAGCGTCCACGACGAGATTGTCGCCTCAGTACGGGCCTATATCGAGGTGCGTCACGCTTCTGGCGCGTGGGTGAACCGGGCGGCCTACTGCAAGGCTGACGTGCTCTTCCGCATTCGAGTAATACCGGGGCTGCGAGTTACTGAAGCCATGGAGGTCGCCTGCGCTAGCGGCCGGTACGTGATTGATGCGGTTGAGGTTATGGGTCGGTATATCGAGATCATGGCGCACCGTATTGAACCGGAAGGAAACAGCCATGGCTAGAGTCCAGATCCGTCTACCCAACACTTTCATCGACTCACTTGGCGCGGCCGGCAACGTTCTAGAGTCGTCGGCTGAGGAAGTCCTGCAAGCTGGTGCTGGCGTGGTAGAACCTCGGATGCGAGCAAACCTCGCCGCCGCAATAGGCTCTGGCGCTAAGCAACCTTCGCGTTCCACTGGACAGCTGCTCGCAGCGCTTGGCACAACCACGGTGAAGGTCAACAGTCGCGGTGACCATAACGTGAAGGTCGGCTTCGCTGAAAACCGCTCCGATGGCCGCTCCAACGCCTTGATCGCCAACGTCCTCGAACACGGCCGCTCCAACCAGCCAGCTCGTCCGTTTCTGGCACCGACGCGTTCACAAACCCGCAGGCCCGCAGTAGAAGCCATGAAACAAGTACTCGCGGCGCGTATCGAGGCGGTGAAACCATGACCACACCGTTGCTAGAGCAACTAAGCCGCATGGCCCAGAAACTTGAGCTGCCGTATGCAGTCGGGCTGTATGGGAACACTCCGGCACCAGACTCCTACCTGGTGTTCACGCCGCTGACCGACTCGTTGGGGGTTTTCGCTGACAACCAGCCCGGTATTGAGGTCGAAGAAGTCCGCATCGCACTGTTCACGAAGACCAACTACCTGGGGCTGCGTAACCAGCTCACCCGAGCCCTAATTGATGCAGGGCTGACGGTGACCGCCCGCCGCTATATCGGATACGAGGCGGATACCGGTTTTCACCACTATTCCATCGATGTTTCGAGTTTTAGAGCCTGTCCTTAAGAGTTTGCAATGATCAGGAAAGTCAAAAATCCGATGAACAAGATCTCCAGGACTAACCCGATGACGTTAATGACTTTTTCGCTCTTTTCAGGCCAGAATCTGGCTAGCAGAGCAAAAACTACTAAGCCAGTAGCGGCTCCAGCAGTGTTCATTATGACATCGGTGATATCGCTGATCCCAATAGCGAAAACGTACTGAACGACCTCGAATGCCACACTTGCTAAAAACGGTGGGAGCAATTGAATTAACCATGAGCGCCGTTTCAACAACATCCTCATGTACAAGCCAAACGGGATGAAAACAAGGAAGTTGACCACGATCTCATCAAAGAAGAGCGACCCGTAAAGATTCGCAGAATCTGCAAATGGGATCAGATTTAAGTAGCGCACATGCCGCATGGCCAGTATGTCGTCAACGCTGGTGGCGAATTTGAACAGCACCATCCACGACAACAAGAGCAGATAAATCCCGAACACCGCATAGGTCAAGCATCGCGTTTTCTCTCTCATGCCCCAATTCTATCTCTCGATGACATCTAAAGACCCATGTCACGAAAATCACTACCCAAAAGGAGAAACATCATGGCCACTATTGGTCTAGACAAGCTCTACTACGCAACCATCACTGAGGATCCCACCAGCGGTGAGGAAACCTATGCCACCCCGAAATCGCTGGCAAAAGCAATATCCGCCGAGCTGTCCGTTGAGGTTGCTGAAGCGATCCTTTACGCCGACGACGGGGCATCCGAGATTGTTAAAGAATTCAAATCCGGCACACTCACCCTGGGCGTGGACGACCTCGGATCAGAATCAGCCGCAGCACTAACCGGTGCAACCTTGGATGCTAACGGTGTGCTCATTAGTGCTTCCGAAGATGGCGGCACACCTGGTGTTTGCATGGGGTTTTTGAGACGTTTGAGTTTGTTTGAATCTCGTAGTGACTAGACATCACAGTTCTGCTGAAGTCAACACCGCTTTAGCAGGGATTTTTATAGTTTTTGCTTCTAATCATAAAGAGATTATTTGCGGAACTCGGGATGGTAAAAACTCAGCAAAATTGCCGCAGCTATCAGGACTGTGCAACATGTCATTGGTAGCCACGGAGAGAGTCCGTAAAGTGCGGTAGAGGCTATCGGTGCCACTACATAGGCAGCACCATTGTTAGCATTAATCAACCCGGCCAGCCCACCTTGCTCTTCGGGCTTCATTTGCAAAGTAGGCGCCGTGTTGTAGCCAGGCATCGCCAGGCCTAGACCAAAGCCTGTCAAGATGCTGGCCACGATGAACAGTCCAAGATTTAGTGGATAAACCAAGAGTAGTAACCCGAGAAGAACGATTATTAATCCTCTTCTAAAGAGTTTTTTAGCACCCCAGTTTAACCTTGGAGCCACCAAGGCCTGCGCCAGTATCATCACCACACCCATTATTGACATGCACAAAGCGGTGAGCCCTGCTGTTGCGCCGGCCGCTAGCTTCAAAACATCCTGCAGTAAAAAGCCGAAAAGTGTAGCCACGGTAGAAAAAGCAGTAAACATTAGGAAACCGCAAGCCAGGAACACGAATACTCTTGAATCAAAATAGGAAACTTTTGCCGGTTGAGCGACTTTTTCTTCGCCACCTGTGGGTTTGAATGTTAGAAGCAAAACGGCAACGCCCAAAAGCATGACCAAAGGCATCACCAGCAAGGGCATCATGAAACCTCCTATGGCTGCAAGGCTGCCACCCAATAAGGCTCCAAGAATAGACGAGAATCCTTGTGCAGCGCCCAAGACTCCCAGACCTTTTACCCGTTGCGTCTCATTGTAGGTATGAGTCACAACGTAGGTTTGCGCGGCTGGGGAAACTGATGCGATGGCACCGCCGTACAGCACGCCCCTAGTTATGACTACTCCTATGATCAACGCTATGCCGGTGAGCAGACCCTTAAATCCTAGCCACACCACCATAGCGAATCCGCCTAGAGCCAGGATTCCGGCAAGCATGCCAATAAGCAAGATACGCCGAGATCCCCATCGCAATGAGACCCGTCCCCACCTGGTGGAGGTAAGAGAAAACATTACGGCTGCTAACGAAATGGTGGCGCCAATGTGCCATTCCTTCAACCCGATTTCGCGCGATAGCGGAGCCAGAATTGGATTAAGAATCATCTGCCCCATATATGCCAGTAAAACCGTCAAAAACAAGGGAAACAGTCCCGCTATTTTTGATTCGACTTTCTCGTTTCGTTCATTAGTGGCGCACATTAAAACATCCTTTCCAAAGTGAGCAGCCAATCAAACCTCGACAATACTAGAACAATGTTCTAGTATTGTCGAGGTTAAGGATATGCTGTTTTCGTGGGAAATAAAGACAAGCGGGTAAACACGGGTAGACGCGCCTGGCTGACGCAGGAAAAGATCATGTACACCGCAATGGAACTGACCCGAGAGTGCGGTCTAGAAAAATGGTCGATTCGCGACCTTGCGCAGCATCTGGGAGTAGTTCCATCTGTCATCTACCACCATTACCAAAACCGTGACGCCATTACCGCTTCTGTAATAGGCGAAATCACTAGCACCATCGAGCTACCGGACGAGCAGCTGGAATGGAAAGATTGGTTCATCTCCCTAGCAAAAAATGTCAGGCCCGTCTTTCTTGAATTCCCCGGAGTCACCGACAAACTGATGTATGGACATATGAACGCCGCGTTTATACCAATCTTGGAGGTGGCTTACGAAAAACTACGGGACGCTGGTTTTAGCAAGTACATTCACATCGCATACTCAATTATCATCAACACGATGCTGTGGAGCATTACTGCTCGCAACTTGCGCAGCCCAACCAAGCAGGAACAGCGCCACGACCTAGGCCAAATGATTACCCAACTTCAGCCCCTAGCTGCCTGCTCCACAACGCTGGCTGACATCATCCAAGGCTACTTAATTCCGCTAGCCAACCCGAAAAACGAAGACCGCATGAGTCAGGAATACTTTGAAATCATCATAGAAGTCGTACTCGCCGGTTTAGAGATAGCAATCTTGCCTCGCGAAAACGCCTAACGAACCCGTGAACAAGAGAAATCATCAATACTCATAAAATATTTCCCAAAATCGCAAGGCATCCAGCTAAGAGCAGAGCCTTTCAGCCTCTCCCTCTATTTCCTGCGATTTTCCAATAAATACAAGAAGATCCACTATATCCAGAGCTTCCCAAACAACTGGTACGACTACATCAAATACGGCACCACCAATGAACTAGCTATCGGTCTTCACAGTACACAGGCTTCTCCCAGGAATCCGCAGCCTATATTGAAGACTGAGCCCACCCTATTGCGTATGGACGAAGAGGAAACCTCCATCTCGACTTCTGGCTTACCTCTTCGACGAACATCAACGTAAAGAAAGAAGCCGACGAAATCTTCCACTATTGGCTTCCTCTCGCTTATAAAGCTGGGAAAGTTGATCGCGGCGTGCAGAGGTGAGAATGCCCGTCCAATCCGCTATCCCCGCAGTAGCCATACCACCTGGGGTTCCATCAACCAGAAAAAGCTCTACCGCCTTACCACGCGCCATCACAACCACGCCCCTCGTTCACGCCCACCTACCCTCAAGAATAACCGAGAAAAACAGATCACCCCTCAATATGAGGATCCAAAAGAAAGGAAACACCATGGCAACTATTGGTTTAGACAAGCTCTACTACGCGAGCATTAGCGAAGATCCCACCAGCGGTGAGGAAACCTATGCCGTTCCTAAACCGCTCGCTAAAGCAATATCTGCAGAATTGTCTGTGGAGGTGGCTGAGGCAATTTTGTATGCCGACGACGGGGCAAGTGAGATCGTTAAGGAATTCAAATCCGGCACCCTCACCCTCGGCGTGGACGACCTCGGATCAGAATCAGCTGCAGCACTAACCGGTGCAACCTTGGATGCTAACGGTGTACTCATTAGTGCTTCTGAGGATGGCGGCACACCTGTTGCTATCGGTTTCAGGGCTGCGCGCTCTAACGGTAAGTATCAGTATTTTTGGCTGTACCGGGTGAAGTTTGCTCTACCTGCCACGACCCTGGCGACGAAAGCTGACTCCATTACTTTCAGTACTCCGAGTATTGAGGGCACGATCCTGCGGCGTAACAAGCCAGATAGCAATGGTCGTCATCCGTGGAAGGCCGAGGTTACTGAAGGCGCATCCGGGGTAAAGGCAGAAACGATTAGCGGTTGGTATAAGCAGGTTTACGAACCTGCAGCAGCCACCACGCCTAGCCGTGCCGCAAGCCACTAAAAGAAGGGCAGTTTTATGGGAAAGAAACCCACAACAACCAATGCGGTCGATTCGTTTCGCAGCGCCACCATAACTATCGGTGGCCAGGATTACGAGCTGGTCTTGACGACTCGTGCGACCAGGTTGATTGCGCAGCGTTACGGCGGACTCGAACATCTAGGCGATGCCCTCGAAACCTCCGAAGACGTCGATAAATCGTTGGGTGAAGTGATCTGGCTAATCACCCTGCTCGCCAATCAATCTGTCGCAATCCATAACCTCACGCACCCCGACGATCAACGCACTGAACTAACCGTGGACGCGGTGGAGTTGCTGACGGTGCCGGCTGATTTGGCTGACTATCGGGCTGCGATCAGCGAAGCACTACAACGAGGCACCAGACGAGCTATCGCTACCGAGACACCGGCCCCAAAAGACCAGAACAAGGACGAGTCCTAGATAGTGATGAGGCGGCCTTCACCAGGCTGGTTTATATCGGGCTGGCCCACCTAAACATGAGCCGCACTGAGGTCGAGCTGGCTGTGTTTGGTGAACTGCTAGACCTAGTGGATTGTTGGCGGTTAGAGACCGGCCGGGCAAAGCAGAGACGTGTCTGGTTTATTGATGATGTGATCCCGGCTGGAATCTAGTTGGCTAGGTGGGTTTTGAGTGTGGCAGCGAAAAGTTCGGGGTGCGTTTGGTGCCATTGATGGCCAGCGCCGGCAATAATGTCGAGGCATGCGTGGGGGATGAGCCGGGCGGTAGCGCGGGCGGCTGGAAGATTCGCTTTATCTTTACTGCCGCAAACCACTCTGGTTGGCACCCCAATACTTGCGAGCCCTGCGCTTAGGTCTAAATCGGTGACTGCTTTGAGGACTGCTAGTACTTCGGGCTTAGAAGTCTCGGGAGGGCACACCAGTCTTTCTGGCAATATTCGCATCACTAAAGACTGTAGGCGCATGAGTGTGCGGGGCGGCTTGTATTGGGGTGCCGAAACGAGAAGTGAAGTTACTTTTTCTGGGTGGCGGACAGCGATATTCAACGCGATCACAGCCCCCAGTGATAGGCCGACTAGATGAACCTGTCCGGCAAGAGTTTCTACGATCTGGTCGCTAGCCTCATCCAGTGACCATCCACCTGAGTGCCGGCCAGCATCGAGCACGTCGACGCAACAACTGGTGAACTCAGGAAGCTGCTGGATGACTGAAGCCCAGGCCTGCCTTGTTTCACCAAGGCCGTGAAGGAAAACAATCGTAGGGTCAGTGCTCATTTACGTAGCGCGAAAAACCCTAACGCAATGCCGGTAAGCAGGAATCCGGCGACGTTACCAATCATCGTGACAGGCGAAATCGCATCCACGATTCCAAGCAGTGCGAAACAAACTGCCGCAACAAAAAGCAGCGCGGCTGCTACCCATAGCCATATACGAGCCTGCTTGCTTCTAGTTTCCATCGTCATCCTTCCATCAGGTTTTCGCTGCTTGCAATTCCTGTTAATTATCGGCAACTGCACATTACCTGAAATGAGGTTAACACATCATGGCCGACTCGTCTTTTGGTCTCAAGATTGGTTTGGAAGGTGAGCGGGAATTTAAGCGCGCCATCACCGACATCAACCGCGAAATGCGGGTACTCGGCTCCGAGATGAAGCTGGTCGCTTCCCAGTTCGACAAAAACGACTCCTCGGCCGCAGCGCTGACGTCTCGTAACCAGGTGCTGGGCAAGGAGATCGAAGCGCAACGGGCCAAGGTCGAAACCTTGCGGTCTGCACTTGAGAATGCTGCCTCGTCTTTTGGCGAGAATGATTCGCGCACGAATAATTGGCAGATTCAGCTAAATAACGCCCAAGCCACCCTCAACTGCCTAGAAAGCGAACTCAAAGAAAACAATGCTGCGTTAGCGAAGTTTGGTGACCAGGCTGACGGGGCCGGTAATGATGCCAAGACTGCCGCTAAAGACACTGCCCATCTTGAGAACGCGGTTGGTGAGTTGGGTTCCGAGATGGACGACACCTCGGGCAAGACCCGGCTTTTCGGTGACGTTCTTAAAGCTAACCTTGCAGCCGAAGCAATCGTTGGTGGGGTTAAGGCTATCGGGCACGCCATTGCGGGTATCGCTAAGGGCTTCGCCGGGGCGATGAAGGATGGGGTGGAGTACAACGCTCGCATGGAGCAATACACCAGCTCTTTCACGACGATGCTGGGTGATCAGGCCAAAGCCCAGAAACTAGTCAACAACCTCAAACTTGAAGCCGCCAGGACTCCGTTTGGGATGGAGGATCTGGCTAAGGGCACCCAGACTCTGATGGGGTTCGGTATGAGCGCTGAAGAATCCCAGATCAGGCTCAAACAGCTCGGCGATATCTCTCAGGGTGATGCCCAAAAGTTCGAATCACTCACGCTGGCGTTCGCTCAAATGTCCTCGACCGGTAAGTTGACTGGTCAGGATCTCAATCAGATGGTTAACGCCGGTTTCAACCCCCTCGAAGAGATTTCCCGCAAGACAGGTAAGAGTATCGGTGAGTTGAAAGAGGAGATGGGTAAAGGCGCTATATCTGCGGATATGGTTGCTGATGCTTTCGCTTCTGCCACTAGTGAGGGTGGGCGGTTTTATGGTGCGATGGACGCCCAATCTAAAACCTTCTCCGGACAATTGGCCACCTTGCAGGACGGCGTAGCAAACCTCAAAGGCCTGTTGGCTGGTGGTTTGACCACGGCGTTGGCTGGGACGGTGATGCCGATAGTTAACGGTTGGGTCGATGAACTAACGAGCGCTTTCGAGACCGGCGGGGCGCCAGCCCTGATCGACACCTTCGGCGGGATCCTTCAGGAGGCACTGGCATTTATCGCCGAACAACTCCCACAAGTAGTTGAGACCGGCATGACAATACTGACCAGCCTGCTTGAGGGGATTATTGCGGTGCTGCCGTCCCTGGCCGACACCGCCGTAACCCTAATCGTGGCGCTTGTGGAGGCGATCATTGAAGCGCTGCCGAGCCTGTTGGAGGCTGCGGTGCAGATCATTACTACGCTTGTGGCCGGTATCGGTGAGGCATTGCCGCAGTTGATTCCGGCGGCGGTCGAGATGCTGACCACGATGATCCAAGGGTTAGTGGATAACCTGCCGCTGATTTTGGACGCTGCCTTGCAGTTGATTACCGGTCTTGCTGAGGGCCTGATCGCGGCAATCCCTGTGTTGATTGAGGCTTTGCCGCAGATTATTCAGGGGCTGGTGGATTTCCTTGTGGGCGCTATCCCGCAGATCATCCAAACCGGCATCCAACTACTCACCAGCCTCGTAAGCGCTCTGCCGGAGATTATTACTGCGATAGTGGCAGCCCTGCCGCAAATCATCACAGCCATCATCAACGGCGTGCTCGGTGCTATCCCGCAACTGATTCAGGCTGGTATTCAACTGTTTGTTGCGCTGATCGGTGCCTTACCGCAGATCATCACCACGATTGTCGCGGCCTTACCGCAGATCATTGGTGCGGTAATCTCTGCCGTGATTGGTGCGATTCCGCAGTTAGTGCAGGCCGGTATCCAGCTATTAACAGCACTTATTGGTGCGCTACCGCAGATTATTGGCACGATTGTCTCGGCTATCCCGCAAATTATTGGCGGGATTGTTTCTGCTGTTCTGGGTGGTGTGGGCCAGATGATCAATGCTGGTGCCTCCTTGGTTTCTGGTTTGTGGCAGGGCATCCAGTCGCTGGCGGGCTGGTTGTGGGACAGGGTTTCTAGCTGGGTATCTAGCATTTGGGATGGGATCCTCGGATTCTTCGGCATCCACAGCCCCTCCAAACAAATGGCATGGGTCGGCGACATGCTCGTAGCAGGCCTAGCCGGAGCAATCACCAGTGAGGGCCATAAGGCAGCAGACGCAGCAAAAGACATGGCCAAAGACACCCTCGATGCAGTAAGCGAACTTAGCAGTGGCATTGATGTGCCAATCAACATCAACGACACGGACTTGCACCTACCGAATGTAGATCTGGCACCAGCAGCCATTCGACACCCCGATGCCAACCCATCACCAAATAAGACTTCGCCTGTGGATGTGGAGGGCATCGTTGATACCACTGCGAGGCGGATTCTCGGTGCCCTAGATGTTCAGGTGGTGCTCAATGACGGCACCCTGGTGGGCAAGCTCGCACCCCGTATCGATCAGCAACTCTCACGCCTATCAAGGCGATCCAACCTACTGGCGGGAGTGTAGAAGTGTTTGGGTTTGTTCTCGACCACAAGACAACCTCTAGGCAGCTCGGCCTGCGGTTCACCGCACCACTAGAAATCCCTGCCGCCACTAGGCAGGTGGACGATATCGAGGTGGCAGGTCGCGCCGGTTCTTTAACCCGGTTTGCTGGCTGGGCCGACACCGAAATCAGCCTGCCACTAGCAGTCCAGGGTGGTCCGGAAACCTACCGGCAAGCATGTTTTGCATTGATGGATGCTTCGGCGATTTCGTTTAGTGGCGAGCCTGGTTTGTTCAGGTATTTGAAGCACGTCGAGGTGTCGCCGCTTGCCCGGGAAATGGGTTCTTGGGGCATGTTCCAGGCAGAGCTGACATGTGCCCCGTTTACCTATCTGGATGTCGGCTTGAAACCAGTCACGCTCAATGCTTCGGGAACCATCACGAATCCTGGGTTGTTGCCTGCTGATCCGGTCATCACTGTGTTTGGTACCGGACAGTTGGAGTTGACGATCAACAGCACCAAGCATGTGGTGGCATCCCCAGCTGGACAGGTGACCCTCGATAGTGCCCGGTTGGTGGGGCACGTGGCTGGTAAAGCCCAAAGCGACGCCCTAACCGGGGCCTTCCCGCAACTGCAACCTGGTGCTAACCAAATCGAGTTCGGTGCTGGGGTATCGAAGATTGTGGTGCAGCCCAACTGGCGCACCCTATAGCAGAAAGGCCTATTGATGATTAGCGTTCATGAGCGCAGCACAATAACTTTCACCTCGACTGGGCTAGCAGTGTTGGATCGCGAGATTATTGATCCGGTTGTGGCAGAGGAACTAAACGGGGGCTTCACGCTGAGGTTTAACTATCCGGCAGACGGCTCGGCCGCGCAGTATCTGGTGTTGGAGAATATCGTCGCAACACCGGCGCCTGGCATACAGTCTCGTCAGGGTTTCCGTATCACCGAGGTAACCACCAACCTGGACGGGTTACTCGAAATCACCGCGCATCATGTGTTTTATGACCTTGCCGCCAACCTGATCGCCGACACTTATGTCGTCAATAAGACGGTTGTTGATGCGCTAAAGCAGCTTCTTGATGCTGCTAATAGCAAGCACGGGTTTACTGCATCTAGCTCCGACACCAGCACTCGTGCTTCGGCTCGTATCGTGCGTGAGCCTCTAGCTGCCGCGATCTTGGATGCCAAAGCCGACAATAGCTTTGTCTCGCGGTGGGGCGGCGAACTGTCTTTCGATAATTGGCACATCCACCATGCACCCCGCAGGGGTGGCAATCACGGCGTGGTGATCAGGGATCGTAAAAACCTAACCGGCTACGAATCGGCACTGGATTACACAACTGTGGTGACCCGGATTCTGCCGGTCGGTTATGACGGGTTGGTGCTGCCGGAACTGTATGTCGACAGCCCCCGAATCAATGATTACCTCACGCCGCGTATCAAGGTGATCCGGTATGGGTCTGTTAAGGCTATTAAGGATGCGGAGAAGCCGCGTGAGGACGAACTACCCTTGACGCAGGCATACGAAAAGTTACGCCAGCTAGCTAAAGCAGAATTCGCGACACGTCATGTCGATCAACCGCATTGCGCCTACAAGATCTCGTTCGTGGATCTGGCTTCGACGAAAGAATATGAGGGCTTTCGTGACCTGGAAACCGTGGCCCTGGGCGACACGGTAACCGTCCGCCACGATGACCTCAACGTCGCACTCACCGCCAGGGTTATTGCCTATGACTACGATCCACTCGTCGAAGAATACCTCAGTATCGAGCTTGGGAATGTGGCCGCTAAGTTCACCGACATCACGCATACCATCAACACAGCACGTGCAGAGGCTGCTCAGGCTGGGGTGCTGGCTGGTGTGGCTCTGGCGTCGGCTGATGGGAAGAACACCAACCATTACGGCGCGACCCAGCCGGCACAGGCTCAGCTGGGCGATATCTGGTTTAAAGAGGACGGTGAGCAGACCGAGATTTGGATTTACAAGAGCACCGATACTGGCCAGCCGGGCTGGGTGGGGTTGGCTACGGATCTCAACCACGCCCAAGTGTCGGCGGAGCTGAGTAAAACCCGCGCCGAAGTATCCCAGGTTAAGCAGGCTGCTGAGCAAGCCCAAGCCAAAGCTGGTGAAGCTCAAAAGCTAATTAATCATGCTGCGTCGCAGGCGGTGGAGGCTAAGGGGCAGGCGGATGCTGCGGTAGCCAAAGCCACCAGCGCCGAAAACTCGGCCGCAACCTTGTGGCAGATGGTGAACGCCACCAATAGCCAGGTTTCTTCTCAGCTGACGATGCTTTCTGATGACATCAACCTGAGAGTCAAAAACGGTGAGATCATTGCTCAGATCAACATCAGCCCCGAAACAGTTTTGATTGATGGTAAACGGGTGCATATCACCGGCCAAACCACTATCGACAACGGCATTATTGGCTCGGCGATGATTGCTAATGCTGCAATCACGAACGCCAAGATTGGTGCGGTGGATGCTGCCAAGATTACGACCGGAACCTTAGCGGCGGGCAGGATCGCTGCCGGCTCGATCACTTCTGACAAGTTGACTATCAGTAATGGGTTTATTCAGACCGCGATGATTGCTGATGGGGCTATCACGAATGCGAAGATCGGGTTTTTGGATGCCGCGAAAATCACGACCGGATATTTGAATGCTGCCCGTATTCGGGCCGGTAGTATTTCGGCCGATAAGTTGGCTGCTAATGCGATTCAGGTTGGGTTGGCTGGCTGGGATCAGTCGATTCGTATTGACCCTGACCGGATTGAGTGGTTTGAGTCCCAGACTCGTCAGGGCAGTCTTTCTGGGCGCGGTATGCAGTTTTGGTATGGCAGCCGTTTTATTGGTGAGATGACTAGGGGCTCAAAGGCTGGAAACCCAGATGTGCAGGGTATTGGTATGTCTCTTGGTCAAGGAGGGGACTATGTGGCCTGGAGCTACCAAAATCAGCAAGACGGAAATTTTTCTAGCTGCCTGACGCTGGACCCTAAGGGTAAATTCTATGGCACCCCGGGTATCCATCTGGGTGTGGATCTGCGCACCCGGGGCCACAAGTTCTACACCTCAGGCGACAGGTTCGTTTCACTACAAGATGTGTCTTTGACCGATCGGGGTACGCACCCGGGCTGGGTCGGTCAAACAGGCCTTTCGAAGATTGTTTTCCACACCTATGACGTGATGGTTGTCACGAATGGTTCTTTTTATAACATGAGCCGGGTTATTGATCGGCTAAATGATCTGATGAACAGGGTCAATAAACTGCTGGACCTTTTTAATAGAGGCTGGGTTACCCGCATTGAGCGCAAAGGCTCTGATATCACCTGGGGCTATTTCAGCAGCACCGGCTACAACCGAATGTCTACCAACCTGACCTAAAAAGAAAGTGTTTTGTCATGAAAATTTTGCTACCAAACAATCAACTGGCAGGCGTTGCTGACCTGCTGGAGACCATGTCTTTAAAACCCGCCGCATCTAGGGCACGAACCAAACTGCTAAACCTTGTCCGTGAGGCAACAACACGTTTCGGGGCCGATGAGTACGAACTGGTTAGCCAATACGCCCGCCTAGATGAACAAGGCAGACCCCTAATCGATAAGGACGGCACGTTTTCGTTAGCCGATGAGGCTAAAACAGCAGAATTTTTCACAACCCGGCAACAACTACTTGCTACTCCCGTCGAGGTAGAAGGCCCAACATATGAAGGCCATCTCAAAGACCTAAAAGACATGCTCGATACATACGATGAAAAGCTATCTGGCGCCAAAGCGCAAGCCTACGATTGCCTCTACGAGGCTGTAGCCGAAGCAATCAACAAAAACGAAGAACACAACTAACAAACCAAAGTGTCTGTAACGTTATCCGATGCCCATACAGGCTAAAGGCCCACCGTTCATCCATGCCCGCCAGCAGGTGGGCATCTTTCTTTAACACCCAAACCCCTCAAGGGGCTGGTGGGTGTTTTTGTTTCCCTAAATTATTTTTGAAAGGACTTGCTTGCGCCATGAACATCAAAGTCATCTGGGCCACCATCCAAGCAATCTTTACCGCAACGGGAGCCTGGCTAGGGGCATTCCTGGGCGGAACCGACTCCCTGCTATACGCAATCGTCGCGTTCACCATCATCGACTATCTAACTGGCGTGCTAGCAGCAATAAACGCCCACCGACTCAGCTCCTCGGTCGGGTTTAGAGGCATCGCCCGCAAAATCCTCATCTTCACGCTCATCGGACTAGCCCACCTGCTCGACGTCCACATCCTAGGCACACCCGGAGTGCTGCGCACCGCCACGATCTTCTTCTACCTATCCAACGAAGGCATCTCCATCCTCGAAAACGCTTCGCTGCTGGGGCTGCCGATCCCAAACGGACTGCGGCGGGCACTGGATGTAATCAAACAACGCGGCGAAGACCAACCAGAGACAGAAACCACTGGTGTTTCCGGTAGCGGGGCTGCCGTTCCGGCAGGTAGCGGAAGCGGCGTGAACTATCCGATACCCGCACCTGGCACCGGGGCCACCCAATCAGGCTACCGGCCACGCCACGCCAAACCAGATGAGTTGGAGCAATCATGAAAAACCGACTGACCAAACTCGCTAAAACACTCGCCCTCATCACAGCTTTAGCGACCTTTATAGCCGGGATGTGGCTACTACTCGGGCTCATCCTCTCCTGGGCGCTAGCCCCATTGATTTACCTGCTTGCACTGATTACTTACACGATTCCCTAAACAACAGAAAACTGGAGGAACCCCTTATGAAGAACTGGAACAGTCTTGATGCTGACATCAACCTGCTACTCGAGTGCCACTACACCAAAGGCAGGCAAAGCAGGACAATCGACAAAATTATCCTGCATCACAACGCCGGAAACCTCTCCGTGCGCGGCTGCTTTGAGACCTGGCAAACCCGCCAAGCATCCGCACACTACCAAGTACAGTCCGACGGGCTAATCGGGCAGTTAGTGTGGGATGGTGATACTGCCTGGCATGCCGGCAACTGGGAGGCGAACCTCACCAGTATTGGTATCGAACACGCAGACGTCTCTAGTAGCCCGTGGCGGATCTCGGATGCTTGCCTAGAAAACGGTGCCCACCTGGTTGCAGCACTCTGTGTCTACTACAAGCTCGGCCGACCCGAGTGGGGACGCAACGTCTACGGACACAGCCACTTCAGTTCGACCGAGTGCCCAGCCTCCATCGCCGGCAACCAGCGTGCAGCTTATATGGCGCGGGCCGGGTTCTGGTATGACCAAATGAGCGGAAACAAACCTGCACCAACGCCGGCTCCAAACGTGCCGAATATTGATGTGCTGGCTGATGCGGTGATTCGGGGTGAATACGGTAACGGGGATACCCGCCGTGCTCGCCTCGGTGGTTTATATGACGCTGTCCAGCGGCGTGTGAATGAGAAGCTAGGTGCAGGATCTAGCTCTGGCGCGAATATTGATGCTTTGGCTGATGCGGTGATTCGTGGCGACTACGGCAACGGTGATGAACGCCGACACAGACTCGGCAGTCTCTACGATGCTGTTCAGGCCCGTGTGAACCAGAAACTCAGCTAACTAGCCTTTACTTTTTCTTTCTCCCTTTTGGCCCCGTTGCTGCCTCACATTCGAGGTGGTGGCGGGGCCTGTTTTTGTTTTCGGGGTTGCCCGTCCGGTTTGGGGTTTTGGTGTGGCTTATATCGAGCAGAGTGCATGCGAAAGGTTGATAGTGGACGATCAGGTCAAGCAGTTGGTGAAGAAAATGCGAATACACGGGGCTAGCACCGCTGTGATTGCAAAGCATCTGGTACTTAACCCAAATAGTGTTAAGACGCTTTGCCGCCGCCAAGGCTGGGCCCCTGATGCCTGTTTTGAGCAGGTTAGTGATCCTCGTGGGGTGTGGTGTCGACAGTGTGGCGAGAAAATCATGGTCGGTATGGGGATGAAGCGGCGGTGGTTTTGTTGTCAGGAATGCCGACGCGTTTGGTGGAAGAACCATCCAGAGGAGTCTAGGCGTAAAGCTTTCTACCATTTCACTTGCTGCTGCTGCGGCAGAGGGTTTGTGGCTTATGGGAACGTGAAGCGTAAGTACTGCACTCACGCCTGCTATATCCGTGATCGTTTCCATCGGGCAGGTGAGGTGGGGTGAACAGCGCGCGGTTAGCTGCCGAGGCAGGGTTTGGGCAGGTGAGCTTTCAAGTCGACCAGCTTGTTGAGCGTGGCATCCTCACAAGGCCTGAGTCTCTTCGTGTTTTACAGCGGCTTGCTGTCGTTTTTGGGGCTGAGATTGGTGGGCTGAAAACTGCTGTTCGACTGGATAAAGCGCGTGGTTAGAGCGTGTATAGAAGCGGCAAGGATACAAACAGAGAAAGGGCAATGGTTATGGTTCAGTTGCGAAGAATCAGCCCACCCCCAGAAGTGAAAAAGGCTAAGCGTGTAGTGGCTTATGCGCGTATATCTTTTGAGACTGAGCGCACTCCACGATCTTTGTCGCTGCAGGTTTCTTATTATTCGAAGCTGATTCAGTCCACTCCTGGCTGGAGGTATGCGGGTGTTTTCTCTGATTCAGGGGTTTCTGGTACCACGACTAACCGGGCGGGTTTTCAAGAAATGCTCGCTAAAGCCCGAGCCGGTGGAATCGATCTGATTATCACCAAATCGATCTCTCGGTTCGCCCGTAACACGGTCGACCTTCTGGAGGTGTGTCGTGAGCTTAAAGGTATTGGTGTGGAGGTGTTTTTCGAGAAAGAAAACATCTCCACTTTTAGTGACGACGGGGAGCTGATGCTCACCTTATTGGCGTCGTTTGCGCAAGCTGAGTCGGAGCAGATTTCAGCTAACGCGAAATGGCGGGTTGCTAAGAAGTTTGAGCAAGGTTTAGCTAACGGATTCCACCTATACGGCTATAGCCCATCGGCTGATGCAGCCGACGTGCAAATAGTGCCAGAGGAAGCTGATGTCATTCGCTGGGTGTTCAAGAGCTATATGGAGCAGGTGTCGTGTGAGGCCATGGCTCGCGAACTCACCAAACAAGGTGTTCGTCTGCCAAACCAACCCACAGACAATGTCGCCCCTGAATCGCTTCGTTTCATTTTGAAAAACCCCACCTATACCGGTGACCTACTGTTGGGACGGTGGTTCGTGCCCGAAGGCAAAATCGGTCGAACGATCAAGAACACTGGTGAAAAACCCAAGTATCTGGTTGAAAACGCGATCCCAGCAATCATTCCGCGTGAACAATTCGACCAGGTGCAGCAAGAGATTGCCAGACGCCGTGCTCTTGGTGCTCGGGCGAACTGGTCGATCAAAACCAGTTGTTTCACCTCACTGATTAAGTGCGGGATCTGTGGGCGTAGTTTTTCCAGGTCCGGGAAACGAAACACCCAAGGTGTCGTCAATTATGTGTGGATCTGCCGGACCAAACGAGACGGACCAAAACGCACCAAAGGACGCCGCTGCACAAACAAGACGATCCCCGAGGTAATCCTGCAAGAAACCACCACGAAAATCCTGGGGATAGAACAGTTTTCTACTCAAGCCGTAGAGGCTCGGATTGAACGTATTGATGTGCCTGAGGCAAACAAGCTGATCTACACACTCAAAAATGGCACTCAAATAACTACTGAATGGTTATCGGATCTTAAGAAGCGCTGCTGGGATGATGCGGCTAGGGCTAAGAAAAGTCGCGACTTAAAACGCTACTGGGCAAGTAAGCAACACAAAACCAAATAGAACAAATAGGGCAGAGGAGAGGAAGTAATGGCTCGCACGGTCACTGCGATACCGGCCACCAAACGCCTGCACACGCTGGCTCCGATCAACCAGCCCACCATCAGGCGGGTGGCAGGTTACGCGCGCGTGTCCACAGACCATGAAGACCAAGTATCGTCCTACCAAGCCCAGGTTGATTACTACACCAGCTACATACAAAACCATGCAGGCTGGCAGCTCGCCGGCATCTACACCGACGAAGGGATCACCGGCACCAGCGTGCGCAAACGCGAAGGCTTCAAACAAATGCTCACCGACGCACTCTCAGGGCGCATTGACCTGATCATCACCAAAAGCGTGTCTCGATTCGCCCGCAACACCGTAGACTCCCTAACCACCGTGCGCAGGCTCAAAGATGGCGGGGTGGAGGTGTTTTTCGAGAAAGAAAACATTTGGACTTTCGACGCTAAAGGCGAACTACTGATCACCATCATGAGCAGCCTGGCCCAAGAAGAAGCCCGCTCCATATCCGAAAACGTCACCTGGGGACACCGCAAACGCTTCGCAGACGGCAAAGTCACCATCCCATTCTCACGTTTCCTAGGCTACGACCGCGGCCCAGACGGCAACCTCGTCATCAACCCAACTGAGGCCGTGATCGTGCGACGAATCTACGACCTATTCCTCGACGGGCAGTCTTACACAGGCATCTGTAAAACCCTCACCGACGAGCACCTTGCCAATCCGACCGGAAGCCCCTGGTCGGTAACCAGAATCAAAGCTGTACTAACCAATGAGAAATACAAAGGCGACGCACTATTGCAGAAAAGCTACATCGCCGACTTCCTCACCAAGAAACAAGTCAAAAACCAAGGTGAAGTCCCGCAGTACTACGTGAACGCAAACCACGAGCCGATCATCAGCCCGGCCGTATTCGACTTCGTCCAAACAATGATTGCAGAGATCAGCAAGAAAGGCCGCTCTTACTCACGTCACCGGATCTTCTCAGGCAAAATCCGCTGCGGGGCATGTGGCGGCTGGTACGGACCGAAAACCTGGCATGCCGGAACAAAATACGAAAAACGCATCTGGCGCTGCAACCACAAATACAACCACGACACCCCCTGCACCACACCCACCCTGGGCGAAGACGACATCAAAACCGCATATCTGAAAGCACTCCAACAAATAGCAGCGGACGGTATGAATGCCAATCAAGCGATGCTGGACGAAGCACTACAGGCAGAACTCGACACCAGCGCTCTCGAAACCGAAGCAGACAAGCTATTCGCTGAAGTAGAAGCCGCCAGCGCAGCCATCGACAAACTCATCGACCGCAACGCCAGCACCGCCCTCAACCAAGACGAATACACCCGCCAATTCCAATCGCTCACCACTCGCCACAGTCACCTAGCCGAACAACACCAGGCCGTAGCCGCACAGATAGTAGACAAACAAAACCGGCTCAAAGCCTACGAATACTACAAACAAGAAATCAGCGAACTCAACGAGCAGCCACTCGAATTCACCCCGTACCTGTGGCACGCGCTCTTAGATCAGGCAACAGCTAAGGATTACGACACGCTCGCATTCGTATTCAGAAATGGAAGCAAAATCAATATCTTTGCCAAATAAGCTCGCTTACTAAAACCATCGAGAACCGCACCCTAATCGTTGGGATCAGCTATTACTTGCAAGTACTGGACTCCGCCCTGGTTGATAAGGTCTCGTGCTAGATCATTCACGGTCGGCAACATTTCAGCGGGTGAGCTAAGTGGATCAACCTCTGTAGTCACCGGCTGGAACCTGACAATAGGCTCCACATACTCCACATCAAGAAGCAAATTGGTCATCCCCTCAGTGGTGCGAATATAGATCGGCTCGTTGCTCATACCAACGAGCCCGGCTCGAATACGGAAACCCCCGTTCGCTGTCCGTTCTTCCGCGTACTTTCGTAGAGCCGTGATGAAGTCGATGACCGCGATCTCGACGTGTACAGACATGCAATGATTGCTCAACCCTACAGGATAGTAAGAGTTTGCTCCTTCTCCGCTAACAAGCGAACCTAACTGGTAAGCACCCAATACAGTGCCATCGTCGTACAAAAACTTGCGAAACCCATGCGACGAGCTCGAACGATTCCGCATCACCCACTGCCGCATGCCTTTCTTGACCTCGCCAATATTCCACCAGCTGTCTGCTTGTTTTCTTAGCAGTTCGGGCAAGAGTGGCCTCCCCATGAACTCGTAAACATCGTTGAGACTGGCTGATTCGCGCTTGCTCACAAGCTCGATAGGAACCGCAGCCATGGCAAGAAACACGCCATCCTCTGGACGTAGTGCTATACAGGCCCGTTCAAAACGATCCTGAAGGAGACGCTCTTTATCATCCGCATACTGGAAACGTTCTCGAAATCCGCGCTCAATCTCGCGATCACTCATAGGGACGGTATGAGGTCCGTTACGACGTGGAGCAACAAAGGCATCATCGCCCTTCTTCGCGAAATGTGGGGCATCACGAGAATCAGGAACTCGCATCGCTACAACGCACCCCTCATTTTCTGCATCATTGATTGCGATCGTGAAGAACTGTATACCTAGAACCGGAGGTCCAATTTTCGCATACGAAACCCTAAATATTCTCTGTTGAATATCGGAATTCCACTGAACTGGGTAAAGCCTGGCGGCGGCACTATTTTCTTGATCTTCTTCAACACCAAAAAAGATCCAACCACCTCCACTATTCGCCATAGCAGCGATGTCTTTAGCCGCCTCATAATCCCAGCCGGGTTTTCGTCGATCATAGATGCTTCGTTTCCAATCAAGATCCGCAGTTTCTTCAACTCTGCTATCGACAGCTTGTTGCAGAATGCCTAAGGTCAGTTCACCTGGCGGAAGTCCTAATTCCCTATGTATCGGTGTGAACAT